ATGTTCTTCTTTTCATTAATAATATTGCCACGTAGAGTTAAACTAGCAATTTGTACTGGTGGAGTTGGAGGCGCTTCAGCACCTGGCTCAGGGCCACCAAGTGTACTGGGTAACTCTTCAGCTCCTGGTGCTGGTGGTTCTACTGCTGGTGGAGCACCAGCTTCTGGAGATGCTTCTGGTGGAGCTTCTATAGATTGAAGAAGAGTGTCTTCAAGCTTATCAATTCTCTTACCAACTTTAATTGCAGAAATTTGTTTATCATTTAAATTAAATATTTTACGATAAATAAAGCCGCGGTCAAAAACACCTTCCTGTGCCATTCCAGCAATTTCTAGTTTCATTCTCCATAGTTCTAATCTTTGTTGCGCTGCAATTGTTGATGGTGATGCCATCGTCAATTCAAAGTTTACAAGATCCTGACCAGAATAGCCCAACAAGTAGAGGTGAATAATTGCAATTTTGTTAAGCTCAGATACAAAAAGGCTTTGAATTCGTTCAATGGTTTTTGCAAATCTTACATCTTCCTGTGCGAGTGTTGCTTTAGAACCAAGCTGATCTTCATAACCGAGATATGCTCTTGGAATTTTAATCGCCGCGAACATTTTAGATTGAATGTATTGGACATCCTCAATATCACCAGTAAACTGGCCTCCAGAGAGAGTGTCAATTTGAGACTTTTGTTCGCCGCGCTTTGGTAAGAAATAATCTTCCTCAACACTTAATGGATTGTAACGTAAGTCAACTCTTCCAGTTTGTGAATCTACAATTGTATTTCGCTTCATCTGAGTTTTAACTTGCTCAATAAAAGCATCAACTTGTTCTGGAGGAGTATTGGCAATTTCGATATGGAATACTCTACGCTCTGGTGATCGCACAATGCGATATACGAGCATAGCATCTTCAATAAGGATCAACTGCCTCCAAATTCGGCGAGCTGGTTCTAATACTGAAGAACCATATGGCAAGTATGCATCATTACCAAGCAGTCTAAAGTGGATAATCTGCCAGTTTTCTAGAATTGTGTTTCCTCTAGTTAACCACCTGAACCGTACGGCCATAGGATCTTTTGGATCGTAACCTTCTTCACGCTCAATCTCGTTGATTGGAACTGGAACGAGATTTAATAATCCATTTTCTTCATTAGCATCGACGAATAAAACAAAATCGCCAAACTTACAAAAGTGACGCATCCATGACCATGCATTAAAGTTAATATTCAATACATCAAAAAATAATGCTTCAAGCACGTCCTTGATCTCAGCATTTCTTGATGTTACCTCAATTACATTTCCTTCATCGTTTTTAACAGTGGCTTCATCTGCGTAGATATCCAAAGCTGAATGCAACTCTGGTGTATATTCCATTTCATTATAATCAGAGTATCTTGATAATCTTTCATAATTTGCATATGAAGCAAGCGCTCTAACATATAATGAACTAAGCTCTTTCTTGAAAGCTTTCGCAGTTCCCTGCGGCTCCATGATCTTTTCGCCGCCAGCAATCTTATGACGAACTACTGGACCGCTTCGAAATAATCTAGTAAGTCTTCTCCAGACTGTTTCATCGGCCATCTAGTTTATCCTTTCCTTGGGATGAACATCCCCATCTCGTGCATCAAATCAACATATTTACCATTTGGTAGCTGCATAACATATGGTCGCTGTGGATTACCAAATGTACCAAGTGATCTTACCGGAACGTGATCTGGATTCTTAGAAGCGCCATGAATTTGTGTATTTGCTGTTTGTGACAATCTCATTGCACCTATCATTGCTGCAGTAATATCTGGTGTGTTATAAACACCACCATACATATTGTCCCTAATCCAAATAGCAAGTGCAGCGGCCATAATTAAATCGTCATGACGACCGCTTCTTGCTTCTGGACGACCATTATTCCATATGAACGTTTCCATTTCAATTCTAAATCTAGCAGAATGAATTCTAGCAGCTTTAAGCCTTATAACTTCTTCTAGTTTATTTAACATGAATGATCTATTTGGTCCAATAGTCATTATACCAGGAGTGTATTCATGGCTCATTGATCCATGAGAAGCATGACCTGGTTCACCAAGTTTTTCGCCAGCCTTAGCTCCTCTTTTGCTATAAAACAAATTTGGATAATTAAGTAATTTAATGTGTTCTAGTAATGCTAAACCAACAGCATTATTTTCAACAACCATTAATGCATTATTGTACTTTGCTCCAAGATCACATAGTGCTGCAGCATAATCATTTACCTCTAATTTTTGAGATAATTCAGCAACCTGATCTAGTGATTCTGCATCAAATAAAACAGCACCTGAGAAGTCTTGACCTCTACCAGTAGCAGTATCAACTCCAAGAATATACTTGCGTTTTGGAATTGGCTCTATAAAAATACGAGTCCCATCTGAAATATCTGCAGACATCTGCGTGCTTAATACATAAGCGATTGATTCTGACCCAAAGAATGTATCGCCAGATGCTAAAAATTGGCATTCATATTCTTGAGCTACTTGTCTAGGTGACCATCCCTTTGTCTCACCCCTAAACCATGATGATGTATGCTTACCATTTTTATCAAGAGATAAATCAGAGATATGCTCTGGATGCTCCCACCACTCAGTCCTAATTGGGTTAAAGTCATTCTTTGATTCTATAGCATCTTCATAAATTTTATGAAATACATTTCCAACTCCATTTGGAGTTGATAACATTATGATGCGTCCACCTTCTGAAATTGTTGGTCTAATACCTGTCCAGATATCATCAAATCCCTCAATGTGCGCAGCCTCATCTACAACTAATAGAGAAAGTGCTTCAGATCGGCCGGCATCTGCTGAATTGGCGATAGATTTGACAAATGACCCATTGGCTAATTCTATTGATGTCTTGTTATCAGTGGTTATATCTGCGAGCAATAACCACTTAGGTACACCCTTTAAAGCAACACGAACACGTCGAACCACCTGTTTGGCGGTTTCAGCTTTAGTTGCAAGACATAAAACAGATTGATTTGGATGAAATAAAATCATCCAAGTAATAAATGCAGATGTTATTTCTGTAAATCCCATCTGTCTTGGCTTCAAAATAACATTAAATCTCTTCTTTTTGAAAGATTCAATAGTTTTATTTTGATATTCGAATGTCTTAAATGGGATAAGTCCGCGAGTAGGGTGCCGAATCTTTACATACTTGTTTATAAAGTAAATTGGATCTGTTCCACAACGGATAATCTCCTCTTTAACAGAGGCTTTCCGCATGGATTAATCCTTTTCTGGCAAGCCGATAAGATTATCTACAGTATACGTCCGGCGATATACTATTTCCCATCTATCATTTAATGATACTTTTTGAAGATCATATCCACGAGAACCCTTTTTCTCAGTCATACTGAGCGTTCCATTGCCAATTTCTTTGTAATGTTTCTTTAACCCTTTTACAAAGCTATCCATAAATTTTGACATAGCATCAACTTGTGATGCACGGCGGCCAACATCACCAAGACCACGCTCATGGCAGTGGCAATATAAAGTAACAGACTCACCCTGAGTGCGGTGAGTGAAGTTTCTTGTTGGAACTTGCGTCCTGTAATCAACTAAAGCCTGCTCTAAAGATGCTCGTGGATCTTCCTTTTGACTATAAGCAGTTCCTGCAACATCAAAGCTTTTTGGTTTCTCTTGTTTTGGCATTAGGCCACTCTCCCTATTCGGGATAAATAGTGGCGTTGCCCTAGCTGTCCACTTTCTTCAACATTTTATTAACAAAATTGTTGATTTCTTCAGCACTTGGCCTATATCCAGCCTCCCAGCGCTCTTCTCTATGCTCAATAAATTGTATAAAACAAAGATTGCAACAATTCCATTTAAAATATGTTTGATCATCCTTCATTATAAAATCACATAATGGGCACCATGTTGGTTTTATTAACGATTGCCTCTCTTCTGGTGTCATTGCCATATTAATCCTTTATAACCCAAAAATCAAATCTTTCTCGTGTTGCATCATTATATTTGCTATGATGAAATGTAAGATCTACAACTGAAACTCCATCTGGCGTTGATTCATCTATTTTAAATGAAATTGATATTTTAGTTCCCCATCTGCTTGATTTAAATTGCATTGTTTTACCATCTGCATTTCTTATATCAACATCAACAGACTCTATTCCTAATGAAGCTGCTTGATCTATGATCAATTTAGCAGAGTAATCACCTGTATGTGCATAAACGTTGCACAATGTCATTGATGTTATTACTCCTCTTTTAGATTTTCGCTGTTTCACTTAAAAAGCCTGAATCCTAATGTTAGGCCACAACCGTTACCATTTGACATCACAGAACATTGAGCACCTAAAGATATTCTATCAAAATGATAAGATAATCCAGCAGATATACGTTTTTCACCTATGAAATCTGTTCCAATGTCTAACCAGATCTTCTGTTTCCATGTCTGGGCCAATACTCCGGTATCAACACCTGCTAATACAACATCAACAGACATAGTCGGCTCAGATGATGTAACAAATGAATTCCATGTTCCATTTTTATTTCTAGCTACAGCGACTGTTAGCTTTAATGGTCTCATTTGCTTAATTGAAATGAATCCATATGGAGGATCTGTTAACGTAAATCCATTAACAGCTATTGGGCCAAAATCTTTTTCAAAATCTACTCTTTTTCTTACTATCTTAGGATCATCAGGGCTTGGTCCAGCTGGCGTTTGATGAACATTTAAAGCAGATTCATATGCTTTTTTCCAGACTATGACAAGCTGCTGTGTTGTTAATAGTTGTGTTTGTGAATCATCAATTTGTTTCTTCAATTCAGCAACTTCAGCTTGCTTTGTATCTAATAGCTTTGTTAATCCATCCATTTGTACAATAGCAGTTGCATAAAGACCATTTTTTATCTCAATTGTCTTTTCATTTTGAGCAACTTGCGTAGCTAAAACAGAAATTTCATTATTTCTTGATTTAGCTCCGCATCCATAACCAATGTACCCTATAATCAATATTACTATTATTCCAATGGCAAGTTTCCAATATTTTAAAGTATATGATAAAATCAATTTAAAAATTGCCATTTATTCTTTCCCATCATTTGGCTTAGAACCAGAATCTTCTTGTGGAGCATTTGTTTCAGTATAACGTCTTGCAACATATGCTCCAAGTACTGGACCTAATATTGCAGCTATAGATAGAGAATCTATAGTTCCAAATGAATATGAGAAACTACCAATTACAATTGACGCACCACCAACTATAACTTTAACCATTACAACAATAAATGCAACAACAGATAACGTATGCGTTAAACTTTTATTTCCAGTTGAATCATTCAATAACATTTTCATATTACACTATTTCTACATGAGCATAGCCATCTGAGCTTGTTATTTCTATGCTATGATCTACAATATCTCTCATGAAATCAACATGAGATACAATGAACACTGTATTAAATGCTTCTTTAAGGTATTCAAACATTCTTTGCAATGCTTCGAGATGTTCACTGTCAAGCTTACCAAAACCTTCATCTATAATCAATATATCTGTTTTAGGTAGTGACGATACACTTAAAAGAGCTACACGTATAGCAAGAGATGCAATAAACTTTTCAGCTCCAGAGCCTAATGATAGAGGTCTGCTCTTATAATCACCGTATTGAATGAATAAGCTTACAGTCTGTTCATCAGCATCTTCTTCAAAAAATACATTAAACTTGACGATTCCAGAAAGAATCTTTGAAATCTCTGAATTGATTATTGGCAATATTAATGACAATATTCTGTATGGCAGGCCATTTTTTCCACACATGTCGACAAGCGCTTCATAGTGCTGTGCCTGCAGTTTCAAACCGTCATATTCATTCAAATTATTACGTACTTGTTCTTCAAGAGCCTGGGCTGCTCCAAGTTTTTTAAGATGGTTGCCAGCCAAATCTCTTTCTCTTGAAATTTCATCTGTGACATTTTTTTCAGCAAACTTCAAAGCTGCCAAAGAAGTATCATCTACTTCGCCAAGTTCATCTAGTTGTTGTTCGAAGTTGCAAATCTCTTGTGAATTTAGCGCAATCTTAGAATCTATATTTGCAAGGTCTGTTTGACTTTTAGATAATGATAAATCAAGTTCAGATTTTTTTTGTTCCCAACTTGTAATATCAGTATGCACTACCATAATATTCTCAAGATTAGTTCGTTCTATAAATGTTGCATCACTATTAACTTTCAACTGTTCAATAGTTGTTTCAATTATATCTTTTTGAGAAATAAAGTTTGTTGCATTTACAATAAATTTGCAAGTTGGAAATGAATTACCGCAAGGAATACCATCAAGCGTTTTAAGCGATTCTCTTCCTTGTGAAAGTTTCATTTTATTTAATGTTAAATCAACGTATTCACCTTCAAGTTTAGATCTAACTCTTTCTAATTCTGGTACTAGATCACTTAATAAAATATTAGGCGCATTAGGCCGTGTTGCATCAATATTTACTAGTTCACTTATTGTTTTTTGAAATTTTTGGTCAATAGCACGTTTTCTAGTATGAAAACCAACAGATGAGTCAATTGCGCTTTCAATTTTCTTATTTAATTTCTCTCTCTTAGCCAATGTTTCTTCAACATTTTTTTCTATTGAAATAGATGATCTTATTTGACTTAAATCTTTTTCAAGATCATTAATATGTCTATTAGCATCTGCAATAGCTAGCTCATGTATACTACATTTGCTTAATAAATCTAAACTTTGCTCTTCAAGTTTATTTCGATCAACTTTAAGCTTGCCCATTATTTCTTTAAGATCATCTTTGGCAGCATTACCGATTTGCTCATAAGCATCAAGATCTAAAAATCTAAAAAGAATCTTTCTTCTATCTGTTTCACGGCAATTTAGAAGATCTGCTCCGCCTGGTAAACCGAATATCGGATTTTGCGTAACCATAGTCGTAAGTGCAAAATCCTCAAAACTTCCTATAACTTGCCTAATTGCTTTTTCTGTTTCTGGTCTGCTAGTACCATTTAATGATTCATCTACCATAGAAAAGTCAAGAGTTGTTTTACCCCACTGCTTAGTTTCTGCAAGCTTTCTTTGGCCATAACTAATTCTTTCTATACTTCTTTCTATAGAATATGGTTGGCCATTTGATTCAAAATCAACATACATTGATCCCACATCCTTATTATCATTTACAAGGTCTATATTTCTTGGAACTTCTTTCGATATTTTATCAAATAATGATTCTAACATAATATCAAATATTGATGATTTACCTGAAGCATTAGGTGCAAAAATACCAACTAATCCAGATAACTTGGTGAAATCTATAATATTTCCTTCACCATAATTTAGCATGTTATCCCAAGAAATTTTGTTAAGAGTCCACGTAGATCCTCTTGGCGCTCCATCAGAATCTACATGTAATGTTTCATATTGACGAAATAACAGAATAATCTCGTCAATATCAGTTTCTTTAGTGCCACGTTCTTTAAGATGATCTCTCATTAGCTTATCTCTAGAACCAACAAGCTCATCAATATCTGGTGCAGTCATCTCTGCACGTTCACCAGATGAATCAGGAATAATAATTTCTATTGGTAAAAAGGCCTCACGTATTTTATGTTCTAATTCAATTCTGCGTGATGGTGTAAGCTCACCTTCAACAATTGCTCTTACTCTAGAGGATTTTGGCACTGTTATATTAGAAAGATCTAATGTAGATGGAACTTTGATTGTATAAAATCTTCCAGGTGCATTTATTTCATGAAAATCAACCTTAAAGTCAGTCTTGCTATTAATTTCCCATAACAAGAATCCTTTAGTTAATTCTTCGCCATAATTCTGCTGAATTAGTGACCCAGGATATTGCATTCTACCATCTCTAAAAGATTGCTGTTTATGAATATCACCTAAAAGTACAAAATCCATGACATCAAATTTTTTGACTTCAACTTCAGCATCTTCCATTACAAATCCAATATCTGTAGTACAGCCGGATATTGATCCATGAAATAATCCTATGTTGATATCATGTTCATGCGGTTTGAATACTTGGTCATGATCACGAATATCATAATTCCAAAATGTAAACCCAATTTCACATGATATTGGCACTTTGTTTGGTGGTAGAAGATGAAGTGGCCGCTTTGTTCTACCTTGCAATGCTCTGACTATTGGTGATATTGCATCTGTTCTATTTTTATTCTTTAAGTTTAGATCATGGTTGCCAAGGACTATCCAATATGGAGCAATTTCACATATTGAAATACAATGATTAGCTACATCATCAAACAATTCTGGTGATACAGCTAATTTTGAATGTACTGTGTCACCAGTGTTAATGACAAGATCTGGTTTAAGAATTTTTAATTTTCTATAAAGATCATCAAATGCTTCATTATATTCAGATCTATACTTAAAATTCCTAATGTGCAAATCAGATATGTGTGCAATTCTCAATTTTGTTGTTCCATAATTAATTCCAGTGTGCTTTTAATTGGCTTTGATTTCATAACTGCTTGTTGCACTCCAGCAAGCCCAACAGAACTAGGATCTTTGCCATCTAAATCTAGTAAAGAACATACTAGATCATATCCTATTAATCTTTTCATTAATTGCAATGCTTGTTTTCTAGCATCATTATCTAAACATACATAAATTATTGGTGGCTTTCTTTCTACAAGGCGCAATGCTAATGCTTGTTGAAGAAATTTTCCGTATAATGCAATAGCTTGTGGGCCTATTGCAATTTCATCGAATATTCCTTCAACTAAGTATACAGGCTTAGTCCAGTCTACCATATGCTCATTAGAAATAATGTCTTTGGAACTATCTGGTAACAGATATGACGGTATTACTTTATCATGTACTGTTCTAGCTGAAAAGAAATTAACCATACCATGCGCATCAAATGATGGTACTATAATGCGGCCGGAATATTCACCTATATCAGCATAACCTATGCGGTAGAGTGCCATGTCACGTTCAGATAGGCCTCTATTCATTAAGTATGATAGGTATAAGGATGACTTTGGTGTACTACTCAGACCAATCGGAATAAATGCAGATGGCAAAAATGTGCAACGCTCTTTGATTATTTCGATATGTCTTACATCTGATTTTGATTCTAAATATTCTTTTTGTTCAATAGAACCATTTACCATTAATTGAGCTAATGAACTCTTATTACCAAATCCGCATACCCAACAATGAAAACAATCCTGCTTAGGATTTACAAATAATTTAGCTTTACCAGATAATCTGCTTGGACATTCAGGTTTTGGGCAAATAAATCCATACTCACCCTTTTGGGTTGACTGTACTTTTGGGTCTCCGAGTTTTATTCTTATTGCTTGAAGCTTTTTTCGATTGTCCAACGGTTGCCCTTCCGTCATTAACCATTACCATAGCTTCTGCAAGTAACCATGCATCAGCCATATCATCAGTACCCTTTACATAATTTCCACTTTTTGTTTCAAAATATGGAAAAGTAGGTTCACGTGACCTAACCAATTTTATCACTTCTTCCTTTTTGTTGCCGCCTTTTGGTACAATAAGACCAGTGATACGTTTTGTAGTTACTGGTGCAAGATGAATTACTTTACCAGAATCAGCTAATACAAATGATATTACTGCATTCATAGCAGCTAAAGCCATTAATGTTTGTTTAGTTGTTAATCCGCCGGTAAATCCACCAAGCCGTTCTTCAATAACATGCACAAACTTAGCATCTGGATGCATAATTTTCAGATATTTTTCAATAAAACATTTAACACGATATGCTGCATCACGATGTTTTAAAGCATGTGTTATTCCAATTGGAAATAATGTAGCAAATTCTAATGTCTTACCAGCATCATCTTTAACACATATACCAATTGCAGATGTACTAACATCCCATCCAATTATCATAATCTAATTTCTCTCTGGATGGTACGATTAGAAATCCATCCGCAATTTCAGATTTATTCTATCTCTAGATCTTATTCTAACAGGATCTGCAAATCTAGCAACACCAACAAGCTCTCTATCTGCATTATATAAACCGACAGTTGTCACTCTTACAGACCCACTTGGATGTCTTTGTAATCTTTCACCAGCAGATCCAGTATTGTAGAATGTTGGGTTTGTAGAGCAATTAAATTCACCATGATCAATTCGGCACATTAAAGTTTTGACTGGAATTCTACTGTCACCACGAAATGATAGCTGTAATGTATCTGTTGGTGTATTTGAAGATCCATCAGTACGTCCAAAATCTAATAAGCTTTGATCTTTTATTACTATTAAACCTTCACTATAAAATACATTTCCAACCTTATTCCACATAACACCTGCATAGTCTTCTTTATTTATTAAAGAAGATGAGCACATTGAGCCTGAAATATAAAGGCCACCACGACCATCATCAACTATCGTTCTTATAATATTATAAGGGCTAGCAGAATAAGCATTGCATGATATGTTGATGCTATTTGGCGTTATTTGTCTTCCATAAAAAGCCGACGGTATATTGATCAGTGACATTCTAGAAACATTTTGAGATGATAATCCAATAAATGGACCTGTGCCGGCGAGATTTGTTGCACTACTTGCACTAAGATATGCATTAAAATTAGTGATATTTCTAGAATTAAAACTTCCTAGATTTTTTGGTGGATAGAATTTGATATTATCATTTGGCAACCATACTGGTCCAGACCTATCACTGAATGATACAAGGTATCCAAATTGAAAATTTGTCAATGATGAAAATGACTGATTTATAGTGCCACTTCCAATTGATGGCATGGTGTTAACATTGTTATCACCAAAGTTAGCAGATGGTCCCTCATTTAATCTTACTGAGTAAAAGGCTCCAGATGCATCTGTGCTTATAAGTGTTTTATTAAATGATGATGACATCTGTGCATCTGTTCTTTTAACAAACCAGTACCTTGTCTCACCTATCATTCCATTAAATGATCTTCTTGGAGCACCACTTGTTGCTGGTACATTTTCAAGCCTATTACCTATTAATGAACCGCTGTACTGATTTCCTATTGTAAATGATGCTGTGAATGACTGTAATGGAGTTAAAATTGGATGTGCAAAAGTTCCACCATCTATTAAGTTTATTCTAAATGATGCTGAGCCTAATAGCGAATCATAAATAACTGATACATGACTCCATGTATTCTGCTTTGGACCAAATGATGATGTAAATGACCCAACAGATGAAGAAAATGTTAACTGACCAGTAGAGCCAGTAATGCCAAACCAAAATGACCTATTCATAGAAGCAATTGTAAAATCGCTAGTTATACTAGAAGTCAATATTGGTTTAATCCATGATTCTAATGTCCATGATCCACTTGAAAATGTACCAGAACCAGCAGTTAATCTTGGGCTATTAAATGAAACCATATTATTAGAATCTTTTTGAAAATAAAGACAATAATAATCGTATGAGCTTGTTACATAATCTTGGTCACGAGAAGAATAATCATTATACAATCTCTGTATTGTATCCCAATGTTCTTTACCCCATCGTGTAGCAGTAATATTTCCAACTGTCAATATTTCATTAGTAACGTAAACAGAATTTATTGATGCTGTTAATGGTTGACCACTGACAGCTTGGCCAAATTGATTTATTCCAGGATGATATACTTGGTATCTAATATCTGTAAAAATATCAGTTGGACTTCTTCTAGCACCTCCATATAATGAAAGTGATGCAGAACCATTTGGCGCACCTCTCCAACCAGCTGCTCCAGATACTAAATTAAAAGCTGGTTGGAGTATTAATACATTATCGACCTGATCACCAGGCCCGAATTTCTTGAAGGCTGGCATTTAACTCTAAGATTTAGTAGTCAAGTCTCAATCTGAAGACCGCTTCTGTTTCTGGGCTTTTAAGCACTGGCTTATTGACTTTTCCAACAGCTAGTAGATTGTCATTTTCATCATATAGACCAATTGCTGTAATGTATGTCCTGGTTGTTAGTACATTGCTTCCAGAAGTCACTCTAATGAGTCCATTGTTATCTGTAAATGTGGTATTGGAAGAATAATTAAATTCATTATTGAATGCTCTACAGAAATAGACAGATGACTGTAAGTTAGTCTGGTTATTAAGAGCTACAATTTCAATATGTGATCGCACTCCATCGACTACGCCATTAATGCAACCAGATGATTGTACATTTATAAGAGTTTTAGCTAGTGCGCCAGACCATACTGCAACAGCACCCCATGTAGTATCTGGGTGAAGAATAACAACACCGGCATTATACCAAACTTGACCAACTTCAGAGCCTGTTCCATTATACTTTAATGGAGCATAATCGCCACCAAGTGACTGTTTAAAGTTAATACTTGCACCAGCGTCAGATGCTGTGTACTGTGTTGGTGCTGGAGATGAGTTAATAGTAAAAGCTACTGTTCCTTTTTTAATTTCATCCTTAACAAGGTTTCTTTTAAATGTAATAAAGACTGCTTCATTTCTTGAAACAGAATTTATAGTAAATGTTGCATCTGGATTACCAAGTAATGCTGATGCCCACTGCCTATAAATCTTTACTTTGTCACTTTGTGATGACGTTGTTGTTGCAGCAACGTTGTAAGCAGAACCAGTTGTTATACCAAAGCTAATGTCAAGTAATGGACTTGACAGCGATGATGTTGGGCTGGAATCATAAGATGTTTCCATGTAACCGCCAAGGTCTATGCCGGCAGATCCAGATGCAACATTTCTATAATACTTAGTATTTGATGCAGCCGATATAATGGAGCCAGTTATCAATATTGTCTCATTGACAGCTGTAGACAGTGGAGCAAAATCGTCGGCAAGGTTAAAGGCTTTGTATGAAATGGTAATAATTCCCTAGGCTTAGACAATTTTCTCAACTAACGAGTTGAGGTATTTCGATGAAAGTTCAAGCCCAAATACATTCATCAATGTGTTGCTATCTGCATAGATGATGTTAAATCCCATCTTCCTTGCAATCTTAACCTTCTCAATTGAAGGTCCCCATTCATATCCTTTGACTTCTACAAAAACGTCATCTTCTTCAATATAATCTTTGATGAACGCAGCTTCCCATCGTGATTTAACAACTAGGTCGCTGCCATCTTCTAATTTTGTTAAAAATTTACATGAAACTAATTTTGATTTCATATCATTTTTTAAATAAAAAAACTGTGCCTTACATAGCTTGCTGCAAAGCGTATTAGTAATCTCAGTCACTCTTCGCTCTATTGTCTTATCGCAGCTTGGATTCTTACAGTTAACAGTTTCTCTCTCAACAGTTCTGCTACCGATCTTAAGTCGTCGGTTATTTTCTCCAACGCACTTCATAGAGCATAAAGACTCTATTGACTTTTTAGGAGTGTTAAATGTTATTTGGCAGATTTTGCAAGCCCTATCTTCATATCTTTTCAACCGTTCAACTACAGTACGCGCATCTCTACATTTCATAGAACAAGTATGCCATCCAGCTCTTGCTGGATAGTTGCAATTGCATATTTGGCATACTCGAAGTTTCATTTATTACCCAATAAACTCCAATATGCTAACTGGTACTTGAACGCTTAATCCACTTTGCTGTCCAGTAACTAAAATAGTTGTATTAATTGTACGTGGTGTTGCTGCTGTAGCTCCTGCTAAAATATCAAACAGACTTGAATTAAGTGTTTGAACTCTAAGCATAAATGAACATTGTGACCCATTTGCCGCTGTAGAACGTCCACTTGATGCAGGAACAATAAATCTAGCAGATCCAAATGTTGTTATAGATACAGGTGATTCATCAACTACGTATAGAAGATCATTATCTACAGATATGATATAGTTGAAATCAACTAACTCAGCTGGAATAACTGCCTGAGATTTAGTTGTTTGCTGTGAAACGGTTATTGCAATTCCGCCGCCAGTAGAATCTGTTCTATCTTTTAGAGCTGCTGTATTTGGATTTGCAACCATGTCTGGAAGATACTGCAATGATGAATTTCTTATTGTTATTAATGGATTTCTTAAAGCAATAGTTTCATTGGAAAATGCTTCAAAGATTGGAGTATCTAATATTTTTTGATCTTTATTATCAGATCCAGTTAGCTCATTCCAATTTCTATAGTCTATTTCATCATCTCCAAGCCTAAATCTAACGACAGAAAAGCTGCCATCATTTCTAGCTAGTAATTGACGTCCATGGTCTGTTAAGACTGCGTCAATGAAAAAGTCTGTTGAATTATCGTTATATCCCATTGATTCTCCAAGTCTGATTTGTAATTATGCCAGACGACTAGTAGTGTTGGCTGTCAAAGCAACATCAGTTGAATCTACAGCAAGATTGATTTCTACTCGTTCTCCAGTAGAAAGAGATTGTACTTCTACAACATATGATCTATCAAAAAGTGGCAATGAACTTTGACCGCCACGACAATATATTGTTGCTTTATTTGCAACTATTATTTCAGTAATCGGCAGTTGCTTTGAGCCAGCTGCATGTGACATTGGATCATCACCAGATTGACCAATAAGTTTAAGCAATTCTTCCCCATTATATTTACTTTTATTTGTTAATTTAGCTTCTATTTTTTCAGATAAAACAGATATTTCATTATGAAATGTTTTTGAATACATTGCATACATGTATGAAATATGTGATTCTTCAAATGGTAATACATCTGTATCTATAAACATTCCATTTCCAGGTACAAATTCACCAAGCTGTTTCCAATCTGAGTACCGACCATTTGATACATCAGATCTTACTAATACAAATGATGATATATCACGTTGTGAATCTTCTGGCATTTTCCAGTTTATATGAATAACTTTCTTAGTAGAAATTGGTCTAATGGTTAGTTCATCTGGGAATGACGGTAGGTTATTATCAACAATTTCAGCTTTAGACCAATCTGACCAATCACCTGAATAAAAGGATGCTTTTTTAGAAAGTCCGACTAATGATGTATCAAATCCAGGTAGTCTATCTATAAGTGATGTTCCATAAAAACCAACATCTGGTGTTCTACTCCATTGGGCAATACATTTTATTCTGTAGCTATAAATAGCTCCAAATAATACCTCTTTATCTATAAATTTTGTTTGAGAAATATCATCTATATCAAATGTTTTAAGAAGAGTCATTGCACCGCTTGATTGAAGAATATATTTTTCAATAACATATCCAGTGTACATTACAGATAATGTTTCAACTGGAGCTGGGAATGACGGCGCTGGATTCTTGGACTTTACATCTTGATTAAATTCTGATATTACTTCAAGACCAGACATTATTTTAGAAAGGGCGCCAAGTGTCGCTAAGTGTGTGTGGTCTGTTGAAACAGCTATTCTATTTGAATCTAGTGCTCCAGCAATAGAAGGATCAATAAAATTAACTCTAATTCTATTAGTTGATAATGGTAACGGTAATACATGAAATTGAGAATTATTCTTTGCATCTACAGCATTAGTTCCAGCTGCCAGTGGATGTGAGAGAAAAAGATCTTCATGAAATTTAACTATATTTTCTTTTGGTTGCACTGGATTTACAAGTAAAGCAGAGATTACCCCAGGACTAATAAACCCATTAACAACTGATGTTTTGGCTAAATTAACAGTAAGTGCTGGATTAGATGTTTTGCCAGCTGGTGATGGGTTCATACCCTTTCTACTTTGTATAGCAATACGCTGTAGTGGACTTGGTGACCATGTTAATTTAATATATCTTGGTAATGAATTTAATTCAGCAGACTGATCTAATGCTGAGTTTGTTAATTCATCATTAGTATAAAAATTATAAACAGGTTCAGCATTTAAATTAAAATCTTCAAATAATGTAGAATGGAAAGTTATTGTTGATTCTTGTGATGATGCTGTTATATTAGAATTCTGCTGTTGAACAGGATCATAGTTCTTAACGCTTATTATTTGGCCATTACCAGATGGCGTACCGTATGTTGCCTTTTTTGTATCATTAACATTTTTTTGTCCTTGTCCAATAGTTGTTTCAACAACTTCTTTTGGAGCATTAGACTTTGGATCCCATACAGCTTGATTAGTCTGCGGCCCAAGACCTAGTATATATTTGATGGCCATTTAGATTAATGCTCCTGGATAAAAATCATAAATAGAACGTATTAATTGAATTAATCTAGAAATACCTTCATATGTTGTTAAATCTATAGCTGTATTTCCAATTACATCAATTAAAGAAGGAGGTTGATTTGTAACCGCTATTGCAACTTGTGAATCTTGCTGAGACATTGGTACAGCATTATATCTAAATTTTGATCCAGCAGTTGCATGTGCCGATAAAGTAGATAACATGGTTTGTGGATTTATTGTGCTAGACTGTGGATCAATGGCACTCAAAATTTTATTTAATCCACCTGTTGCATTTTCCAATGATTCTTGTGTTGGTTGAAAGCCAAGTGGATCATCTTTGCCAGCAGTAAACATTGTTATTCCAGTACCATCAAGAATTGATAGTATTGTTTGTGAAACACCATATGACGAAATTGATGATGCAACTATATCATGGATTTTATTAATATCATTTGGAATAAACATTCTGCTAGAAGCTAATTCTTTCATCACTGTAGAAAGCTTGCATCCAATATATGACAATGTTCTAGTTTCACTAGAGCTGTCGCCCCGGCGCTTACTGCCAAGAACATTGCAACCAGCAATAATCCATCCATATGCTGGTTCACCATAAATTACTTTAGCTATAGATGGATATGGACTTATTGAGTCTGTATCTGATTTATTAAAATTGCTTAATTCATTTTCAATATCTGCTTGAATATTTAAAATCTGAGTTGGCGATAAATATAATGCACTCATTTGCTCATCAAAAATAAATTGTGATGCTGGAGCTTTATTTTGAAATCCACTTATTGAATATGAATATACAGTATCAGCATGTGTAGATGTATCAATAAATGCAAATACATCATTTTCATGTACCCAATCATAGAATGATAATATTTGTTTGAAATTATTATCTGACATCAAATCATTTGTAGTTTTAACTAAATCATCATTTGCTAAATTTAGCTTATCAAAATCAATTTCTGAGAAAACATCTCTTTTTGTTATATTGTAACCAGATGCATCCCTCATTTTTCCCCAGCATAGTATAGTTCCATTTTTTCTTTTACCGTCAGTAATAACATCAGCTGTGAATAAAAGATACGGTTTACGTTTTGAAAAATCAAGTTTATTTAATGAATCTAGAGCACGCTTTCTTTTAATAAAATCAGCATCTGGCTGATAACCTAAAATATCTGAAAGAGGGTCTCCGCTCTGTGGAGACATGCCATCAGTAGATACATTGAATGATGAAAGCTGTGCTGACGGATATGACCTGTTAAATGTTATAGTTCCTGCATCATATGCTAAAACTATTTTCATTAATTCAATGCATTGCTGTGAAATAATGTAATCTTCCTGATTAGTCAAATTTAATGGATCAAATAATCGTCTAGTTTTATTAAGTTTTTCAAGTGTAGAAATTGGATTATCTGGTAATAGATAACCATTTGCTGTAGCTACTAAAATTACTTCATCAGCTCTATCAAATTTTGATAAAATGGCACTTCTTACAATATTAGCTCCTTGAGCACTGCTAATACCAGAATCAATAAACCACTGTATATTAAGATCAGATCCTACACTTGTACAAGTATTAAAAAAATTATTTATAATATTTATGTCAGTGCTTTCTGTAATTCCACCCTTAATAACATCAGCTAATTCTGTAGAATTCACTTGTTTCTCCATTTAGATATTGGTCTATTGTCTGTTGTTAGCGATGTTTTTTCATTATCCGATAATGTTGACATGAATTTCCTATCATGCGGAGAATCAGACAACATTATACCAGAAAATGTCCAATCTGACTTGTTATCAGCTGTATCTACAGATCTAACGCGGTAAAAATATGAATTAGCAAGATCAATATCTTGATCTATAAAAAATCTATTACCAATAAAAATTTTATTATCATTCATTAATGATGGTGATGATATTCCTTGCGATTTACTTGATTCACGTGTAATTTTAGCTATATTTGTGTATATTAATGCACTAGCTTCTTTAGAATTCATTGATGTAATTTTAGCACCAAATATTTTATTTGTTACTGCACGCTCAATATCCCAACTATCAATAAATTCACCATCATATTGCCATGAAACTACTAAATGAAATGGTCTTATAGACGTTGGTGTTGATCTTACCCATACAATTTGCGGTTTAACTATCTCTGGCACAACAGATACTTTTGTAATATCAGAATGCGTACTAATAAATGCTCCACTCTGCATTGCAATAACTCTATAATCATATTTCACATTCAATTTAGCATATTCTGGTCTAAATTTTGGTTTCTCATCTAGTGAAATGTTGTCTATAAAATAACTTTCTGTAGTAGCTGGCATAGCATCCCAATTATAATTTCCATACTGTCTTCTCTCAACTTGAAAAACTGTTCGCTTGGCTGTTGCAGCTAATACATCTTGATCACCTATTAAGTCATTTGGTGAAAAGTCGTTTGTCCCAATAGACCATTTAATAATAACATTCGATGGAACATTATCTACTGAATGCACTAATGATTGAACATTTACAGGATTATCGGAAATTGGTTTGACTGTTACAAACACGATGTTTGATAATGCACATGATGATTTATTGCCGCGATTGTCTACTGCAAATACGTTATATTGATATTTTCTATCAAATTTAGCAGTACTATCATTAAATGTAGCCGAGCCCGATTCAGGATCTAAAATGCCATTCCAACACTGATGTGAATTGACATCAAAGTGTGTCCCTAATCTTGACTTGGATCTTTTAGCAGAAGAATATGAAATTCCAAGTGTAAATGTATCTGCTACTGATGGTTGCCTAAAACTATTCTCATTTAAACTGACATCTCTTCTACCAACAACAAATTTAGTTATTCTACTATCATCACATGATACTAGAATATTTACTATAGCACCACCTTGTATCTGTTCAGCAGTTATTGATGGAACAGGTAATGGAATTGGATCACCATGCCCTGGCAACATTATTGAACATGAAAATGGTGTTGAAGATTTCATTCCAAATGAATCAACTGTATAAAATCTATATTCTAGTTTTTGCCCTGGTTTTACATTTGAATCAATAAATGTAGTAGATTTATTTGAGCCCAATCCAGAATCACCAATATGATAAAATCCAGTTGCAGTTGAAATTGGAACATTTCTTGTAAATTGCTCTTCTTCTGTGCTTAATAGAACAACAGACTGCGGTATTATTCCACCCTTTCTAAAAATTTCAATGTGGTCTAAAAACTTGCCATCACATGTTATTGAGAATCTTGGTTTTCCGCTTACTACAGAATACAGAATACTTGGTGAAGATGGTGGACTTAGTAATTTTACATCTACATTAACTAATCTTGATCTAGGACCTTCTACTCCATCATTTGTAACTGCACTTGCATAATATGTGTATCCCGCACCGTATATTATGGAAGGATCAAAATACTCTATTTCAACAAATGAACCTATAATTTTATTTCTAGCTAAAGACAATCTAGTTAGCTCATAAAAACCAGCTGAATTATTTACTTCAGTAAAAGTATTGTTGTTTGCTACAGAAGAACCTTGCAGAACATTTATTCCTTGTTGGTTAGCTACTTTTAATGGAATAATTATTTCTGGTGACTCTGTCAATGTTCTTTGATTAATATAAAATCCAACATTCTCTACAACTGATCTATCAACATTTGATAAAGACACTAAGCCTGCAGTAGTTGTTTCTTTTCTATTTGTATTAACAATTGGAGGTAATGCTCTTGGAGCCGATGACACTATTATTTTTTGTTTAGAAAATTTATCATCTTTAACAGTAGTTGTTAATTTATTTCCAACACCAATGTCAGCTGCACGAAATGCCATATTCGCAATACTATCAGCAGATTTTGTTCTTGAAACAAGTGGTGTAGAATCTACCATAGCAGAAAATGAAGGTTTTGGTGCACTTACAGAACCATTAGATGAACGCATTATTCTAATAAATGAAATATTGCTTATTTCATCTGCTGCTATAGATACTAATACTCTAGCATAAAAACTGTCAAGTGCCCCAAAAGTTCTATCATTGTTTATTTCTATTAGATCTATTTCTGGTTTAGGTAATTTTTTTGATGAATTTGGTGTTGCTGTTGACAGACCAAGTTGAGCAGTTGATTTAACTATTTCAGATGCTTGATTTGAAATTGAATATTTTGATATTAAATCAGCAGTAGATCCAGAACTTGATACTTTAATTGGAGCTATACCTGTAGTAAATGCAGTTCTAACTGTACTGACATCTTGTACACTTTTAATAGCTAAATCATTTAATGCTATTTGTAAATCTGCAATTGAAGCTGGCGGAATAATTACAGATGGTACTTGCGTTATTGATGTTAATGCAATTTGCGTTTCTGTAATCTTAGTTGGAGTTGATGAAATTATTTTTGCATCAGCCATCAGCTGTTCAACCACTGTATTTGCTGGAATTAATGGTTGAATCGATGCAGGTACAACTTTTGTTACTAATGTCTGTGTAGATACAGGCACAACCTTTGTTGCTAGTGTACTTATTGGAGTTATAGATGCTTTAGTGGCAGATGCAACTGACAACGGTACTATTCGTTGTATTTTGGGTGGTGTACTCATCTTTTTCTCGTAGTTATATTGCCTGCAGAACGTGTATCATCAGGTTTACTTATTGATTTTTTGTCAATAACTGTTTGAGAGTCAGTAGAAATGGCAATAAACGGATCAAATGATTTTCTACCATTTAAGTCATTTCTAATATCTAATTGTTGCAATCCATTAGAACTACTTGAAAACGTTCTTAAAATAAATCCTGGATTGCCTTGCTCAGCATCACCAATTATATCCATGTCTATCTGAGCAAGGCTTGTTCCTGTTCTTTGGTATATTCCATTATTATTTCTTTGGTCAGCAGCTAGACTAATGCTATCATTATTTGGTAATAGCATTTGTGGTATTAGCTCAAATCCTGGAGATGCTGTGAATAAATGGTTTATTGGTTCTAATGGTGCAATAGTACCCATTACATCTTTAATGAATGGAGCTTCAAGTGACAATGTTGCATCTATCTGTAATTCACGTTCATTATCAGTAAGTGATCCTGTAAACCATGGATCATAGTCTATACCATCATCAAATAATGCAAAATATTCAAAATTTAGATCACCAATAGCATAAAGTTTACGGCCATGCTCTGTTAAAACAATGTCTATAACTCTGCTTTGTTTATTTAAATAACCCACATTTTAACTAGTTGACGCTGAAACAAAGGCAGATGCCAATTGGGCTAAAGTTTGTTGCGGATTTATATCATTAGCAACATCTACTAGTCTGCGAGCTCCACCCAGTAATTTCTCGGGTTGCATAAATGAAACTGGATGCTCTTCTGATTGCACAAATGCACTGGGAGTAGACAATGATGCAGAATTTGATGGTATAGCAGGCATTCCAAATGGATTATTTAATAACCATCCTGGGGCAGAACCTGAAATTCCAGCAAGAACTCCAGACAATCTGTATAGTAAGGCGAAATCTTGACTTCCAATAGAACCAGTATTCATTATCATTCCAAATGTTCTTCCAATTTCGCACCCATTGCCTGGAGGAGCTGAATAAATATCTGTTTGAAATCCATCCATTAATGGGAAAAAATAACTTGGTACTCCGCCGCCTTGCAATCCATCTGGCCAAATAAATGCATTAGAACCAGAAATGGAGTCTTTTTTTATTTCTATATTTCTAATTGCTTGTTTGGAAGTATAAGATCTTCTATTTATTGGTGGTTGATTTGTCTCATATGTTATCTCTAATCTTACTTGTCTAAAGTATGAAATTCCTTTTTCTGCATCTGGTACAGAGCCAGTTGTATCTTGATCTGTTCTAACACTATCAACTAAAAGTAATTCCCATGTACCACTTATTTGTGTGCCACGTAATCCTGGTCTAAACCCATTCCATTTATTTTGATCAAGAATATAATCTTTATCTTGATAATAATTTCCTATTCCAAGACTTGTATTTACATCATACGATATACTTGCTGGAAAAATCCATGGTGCATTTGCACTAGGCTCGACGAGGCTGGCCGTGCTGGGAGGACCAGCATTTGTACCAGAAAATAATTCATAATAATCTTGAGTTGGATCAGAATTAATATTTTTCCTACCATAAATTGGATCTAATAGAGGATAAATTGGTCTTATCGTTTCAGCCCCAACATTAGATCCAGTTGTTGGCCATTCATTAAACGATGCGGTAACGCCACCTAAACCTGTTAACCACCCACGCGGTGGAGAACCAGCACTAGTATGAAGACCTGTTGGTAACTGTGTCGCATCAGTTGTCCAAGGAATATTATTTCCCCATGCATTGCTACCATTTGGTGACCCATTATAGTTCATTGCAACTGGTATATCTTTAAATATATGCCTAGGATTTGCAATTGCAGAACTATCAGAAAAAATTGTCCTTATGCTTCTATCCCTACTCCAAACTGGATATCTTGATGTAAAAGATCCAGTAAGTAATTGTGGATTTCTATTTAACATTTCAGTATCTACATTTGAAGCAAATTGCAATCCATAATTTTTATCTGTCATCTGTGTAAGTGGATCCCATAACACAAATGATGAAACATAAAATTTTGGATTAACAATATCTAAAATTCCATTATTGGCAATATCGTTAGGGTTTAAATATTGATATCCACCAACTGGTATTTTTTGAAAATTTGGGTCATTTCTTACTGGATGACCATTATTAAAACTTACATTTGGAGATCGTAATGCTATACCAAGACATGCAAGTGGCCAATTTCCAGAACGACCATTATCTGCGCCATGTTGTATTATCTCTATCCAAACTTTTATATCAACTAAATTTCCATTTACTGGAACACTTATTGGAATTGTAAGCGGTGTATACACACTAGCACCAGCACTGTATCCAACTCCTGTTACGAATGATATTGCAGCACCATATGATGAACTAAAATGACGAGAAGCATATGTGCCAGATGGCGGATTTCTTATCACTGTATCAAATATTGATGCAGTATGTTTAACGATAATTGTTTGTAATCTGTTTTGCTTCGAATAAAACATATTACCAGATGCTGGAACTGGTGAACTCTCTAAAGCTTGTGTTCCACTAAGAAAATAATTTAAAGTCCTAGTTTCAATATAACTTGATGTTAATGATAATCCAACAAATGCATTATTCATTCCAATAGATGCATGTGTCCATGATGGTGAAGCAAATGTTCCTGTTGGCTGCAACTGTCCAGCATTAACATCAATTACAGCTGTCGATGGCCAGGCTGCAGTATCAATAGATGTCGATGGTAAACCAAGCAAAATTGAATTTAACTTCTTGCGCTCGTATAATCTACCTGTTGAAATTGCAGCTTCAAGATATAATGAACCAGTAATTATTGTTGGATCTGTTGGTGAAGCATAGACATTTGATGGACCTTTTGCAAATGTCATTACACTTCCAGACATTTGAACAGAATCAAATTTACGAAGGACTAAGTTTGACTTAACAATAGATGGACGTGAACGTGATATTGGACCACTCCCAATAAAATTTGCTGGTGGTAAGACTCCACGACGGCCATTGGCGAATCTCATTCCACGACGTGGTCGATATACTTTAACCTTTTTCAATCGGAATCGTCCCCTCTGTCTAGAACCTGAATAGTACCACTAATATCAATGTGACTCTCAGCAATTGGTCTAATTTGGTATTGATACTTTGGTCTTTCTAGCATATGACTTTCAACAACTAATTCATCACCATTAAAAATGGTGCTTGCTGGTAATAGTTTTTCTACAACCGAAAGCGTTGACATGTCAAAGAAATCTAGCATCTCAACAAATGTCTTGAAGCTTGGTGCACCTTGAAGCCTCTTAAAGTAGGTCTCTCTCATCTGTTGGAGACCTTCGTAGTCCTCTCTGTACCTATTAATAGGAAGACCAAGGAAGTTATTAAGCTCGTCATATGAGGCTATCAGATGCGAAATGTCCTCATTAAGAGCATCATACATATTGAACTCTAAAGAGACATACCTTTCATCTTGATATACATCTTGTGGATCTATTGATGAACCATCAAATGCTCTAACTTTTTCTTGATTCCATCCGTAATCAATACTTGGAATATACGCATAATCTTCAAGAAACTTTGTAAAATTGTTGGCGTTTCCAATAAATCCAACAGCAGTTCCATTTGAATGGTATGGACTTGAATCCATAATTTGAAAACTTCCGCTTACATCTGCAGATGCTCCATCATTTAAACGCCAATGTAGTAAAAGATCCTTGTTGTCCCAAGAAGATACTGTGCCGTATGATTCATAGTGTCTTGTATGCGCGTACAATTCATCACTAGTCAATGACCTATTCCATATTCTGACCTCTTGGGCCCAAAATTCACCTGATGAGCTGATCATATTACCAAGTTGGGCTCCAACCCATTGTCTTTAGGAACTGACTAGCTTGACCATCAGTACTTAATAATTCTGCCTGTGAACCAGTTGTTACAGCTGAATACATATACACACCTGAGCATGCAACTCTATTTGTGTACCCTGGGCCAGCACCCCAGCCATATGTCCCAGTAACATTAACCGTAAGTTGCAGTTGAGTAAATGTTCCAGTTACAGCTTCTAAGTCAGAATACAGTTTAACTCGAGAATTTGTTACATCATATACGAACAGCCATGGGTGCACTCTGTCACCATATGGAACTGTTATAGAACCAGTTGTTGAATTCGCAACGCAATATATTACTGGCTTCTGCACACCGCCAACATTTACAACACCGCCCCATGATGCGCTCGGTGATGTAAAAGCACATCCTGTGCCTAAAATTGCAGCTGAAGTTCCGGCGACGGATGAACCAGATGCTGTCGCATATACAAGCATTGCAAAAGAGCCAGTTGGATCAAATAAACTGTTTCCTGGCGTAGCCAAAGTATGAACACCGCGGTCATTTGTTAAAATTATTCTTATTCCCTTGCGCGTCCACCCTGGAACTGCATGACGAAAAGCGTCTACTCCGGACGTAATATAGCGCCAGCCAATTATATTTTTCCCATCCCATCTATCAAATGTATCTAATGCGCTTACTTCTTCTTGATGATTCCACGTAGCTGTCCATGGAGTTATCCCAAGACTCTTCCAGTGACCAGGAAGAAATGGCGCTTTAATTGACCCACTGTCAGTTGGGCAATCTTTCCATGTAACTGTCCAGCCAAGCCTTGTAAGAAAATCTGCAGATGCAGATGCAGAACATAATGCTTCAACGATAGAACCAGTTGCAACAGCTAACCATGAAATTGATGATGATGTTGTTGCTGCGCCAATTGAACCAAATCCCTTTATGTCATCAGCCACTGCAGGTTGTCCACCAGACATGATCAGTGAAATATCTGTTGCTGCCCAAACCTCTGACGTCGTTTTGTTGTATATGAGCAAGATTGGGTGCACACGGTCTGTGTGCGTCATCGACGAAGGCCCCATTAAATTTTTGTTACCGAAGTTTGAAGTAAGTCTTAAATGACCGGCTGATGCAAATGGAAAATCAATATAAATTCTATTCGCTGCAGAAGCACCTATCATTCCAAGTAATGCTGTATTTGCGCCCGATGCACCAGCGTTGATATAGCCAAGAAATGCAACTGATGTAGTAGATGGATTTGGACCGACAGCGGCTGCAGCTGCAACGCGAGTGTTTGAAGAACCAGTAATTGCAATAAATGTTCTCAACCACCCTCCGCCAACTGGAGCTTGGCCATATTGCACGCCAATGCCGGCTCCACCATTAGCAGTAAGCGTAAAACCTGCTGAGCCACTTCCAACTAAGTTACCTGTTAATTCCTGACACCCAAACCAAACACCCCACGGCGATAATCCCAGTGCTTGCCAATGATTATTTTGCTGTGGCATTAAAGGATTAACTGACCCAGAATCTTGTGAAATGACAAGTAATGATGACGTGCCAGGAGTTCCAGGAGCAAGAGTTGCAGTTACACCAATGTCAGCTCCCCAAATCTTTCCAGCATTTGCATAAGTTGCTAGACCGGTTGCGCCACCTATTGTTGCGATAGTAGAATCGCTAACAGTCCAAACCGCTGTAGTTGTAATATTGGACGTTGTAGCATCGCTATACGTTCCAGTTGCTGTATGCTGAAGTGTCATTTCATGTCCATGTTATAGTGAACCCTAGTGCCTGCAGGAGTGATTTCACCTGAGCGTCTGTCATTTCTGCCTTCGATCCAAACCATGATACCTCATATAAGAATCCCTCAGCAGCTGCAGCAAGTGCTCCAGTTTCTGCACCAAGATATAAGCCAGATCCTGTCATTGCCGTACCAAACGTTGGCGTCATTTTATCAATATCAGTGTAACCAACGCATGCCGCACCAGTACGATTTACTTTAATTGCAACTGGATGAACAAGCCCGTCACATGGACTTCCTGTTCCAATGTTAACATTTGAAGTTGTAGACTCTGTTGCTGTTTTTCCCGTTGACTTTAGTATAACTGCAGAACGAGTTGATGCACTAGTTCCTTGAGCAATAATGCCGCGATCAGCTGCTGGTGCAGAGCTTGGAAACAAGATATACGAAATTGTTAGCATGCTTGTGCTTGACAGATCTGGGAGTGCAGAATTTACAGAAACAATTTGCCTTGCAGATCCATCGGTAACATTCATTGATTTTCTAACCCAGCCAGTTACGCTTTGGAACGTTGAAGTATTTATTGAACATGTTAATGCATTATTGCTGATGAAATCTATTGGATACCCACCAGCGGCCGATGTATTAATTACATCTTGAAATGAATGTCCCATATCTGGAACTCCGCCACCCGGTAGAGTTGTTAATGAACTGCCGGTGAGGAATGCTTGCCATTGTGCATATGAGCCAGGTGCATATTTCTTGCTTAGTGCATCACGAATAACACCTGTAATTCCATCAATCACAGAGACAGAAGCGATCACACTTGTATCAGAATCTCCATTTACATTTGTAGCTTTAACAGTGACAGAATATGTTCCTGAAACTGCATATGCATGAAGAACTGGTGACAATGAAGATGTTGAACTTCCATCACCGAATGACCATGAAAGTGATGTTATAGCTCCACCATAAGAAACAGATGTACTTGTAAATGAAGCTGTTAACCCATTAGATGTGTCAGCATCCAGTGATGCTACTGGAAGAACATTAATCCCACACGCATTAGCGATTGCCGCAGCATAAAGATTACCTCCAAGAATATAACCATTAGCATTGTAGTGAGTACCATCAAACCAACCAGAAGCTTGATTAATTTGATCTCTATTTACTAATGTTGCGCTATTACTTGCTGTAGCACAATAATTTGCCTGCCAATACCTGGTTGTATCTTTAAATCCATATGTTGCGCTGTCAGCGTCAGCATTTAATTGGCCAATAACTGCTGGAATTGTTTTACCGCCGGGTCCAATTTTTCCAAGTGCATTTCTCATTTGAGTAAAATGGTCAATTAGAAATTGGCCATATGCATTTGCATTTGCAGATGATTTAGAATCTGCTTCGCCTTGATCCCAAACCATTACAAGCTCAGTACAGCTTAGCGCTGTCATTACATTTTGAACAAATACTACAGATGAAGATGCTAAGTTTGGTGGTGATGTCGATGCTGGATATGTTGACAACGGTCCCCACTGCGCGACCGCGCTACCACCAATTGAATATCCGCCAAATGCAAATCTTGTTGGGTTAACCCTATCGAGCGTTCTCAGCGATGATGCTTCAAACCCAAGTTTAAGAGCGCCGCCAAAATTCATTGGCGCAAGTGATCCAGAAAATACTTCCCAAACCGGTGGGTCTGTTGGCGAAGCAGATTCTGATGCTGTTATTTGAACGTTAGTGTAGCTCGCTGTGTATGACAATAATGTCGATGAAAGATTTGTTATTGGGCCATGCGGTTGTGAGTTAGATTGCCCGAAAAATAATATAAGTGTCTTAGCGCCAAAAATTGCATTCGATGAAAGAGATAACGGGTTAAATGTTGATGCTAGTGTTCCAGTGCCGACAAAAACATATGATCCTGCCGAGCTTAAATTAATCGCTCCAAATATAAGACCTGCAGATCCGGTGTTAATTGCTCCAATTTGAACAGATCCCCAAGATCCTATTGAAAGTGTTGTATATCCCATTATGGTGGAAACCCAGCTGACCCAGAAAATACAATTGATGATGTTGCATACATCAATTCATCTGATTCAAATCTAATTATAGAAAGAGTAAATGAACCTGTGACAGTTTCTCTAATCATTGCAATATTGTATGGATTTTCATCAAATATTGGAGCATTTACCAGGTCTACACGGCCATTTGATGATGTGACAAATATTGTTCCAGTTTGAGTTGATAATGTTGCTTTCTCATACTGAAGTGACAAAACGTTATTTGTATTTACATCTGTAAATGTTGCTATTGCCCCGCTAAGAACAGTTGGTTCAAGAACACCATTCCCAACCAATGGAAACCGTACCCTTATCTCGAACGAAAAGGGACCACCGACACCGGTGCCACCAATTTCAGGCATTGGCGTCTGTTAAAGTCCATGCTGTAATTGTAACTGTGCCATTAATTGTAATTGCAATATTGTCAAGTGTTAAATCGCCACCGCCGCCACTCACAGTAACAGTTCCCTGCATGTGGCAAGTTGTTCCATCTGATGCATATAGCCTGAAGTGTGCAGCAGTTCCTGATGCTAGTGCTGCAGAAGTTGTCCAGGATCCAAGTTTTGCTTTGGAGCCCGCAGCTGCAGCTGACAACCAATCAGCTGGAAGAGTGAGCGCTGCCAGCGCAGTACCAGAATCAGCTTGCGAGCAGTCTGCGGGCTGGCTGCCTGTTCTAATTTTAAGAACAGCAGATACACCTGTAGCAGTCTCAATCGCATCAAGACGCGCATTTCTAACAGTTACAGAAAGTTGAGTTGCCATGTTATTTCCTTATGAAGTCATCACACCTGGTGATGGAGATACTGCAATACTTACAAGCGTTGGTACAGATCCAGTTGCATTTAGTGCAATGCTTCCGAATGTAGAGCCAAGTGTGCCAGTAATTAGTGAAATCATTATTCCAGTTGAACTTAATCCAATAGTACCTAGTGTTACACCCAATGATCCTGTTGAAATATTTACTGTTCCAGATGAGAATATGAATGAAAGCTCAGAGCCAACAGGAATACGCAATGAATAAGCACTTTTCTCTGCAACTATTCTGCTAACAGGAAGTCTTGCTTCTGTTTTCCTGGCATACTCTTTAAGTCTAACAAACCCATTATCCAATCCATAAGATCGTAATAATGATTCGACTGATTCACGCGTTCCCTTTGTTTTATAAATGTATACAAGATTTAGTATAGTTCTACGCCAAAAAGCTGTTTTAATACTTGATAATTTTGTTGTCAATCCAATATTCCCATTTGGACCAGTTTGCACATCACGTCCAATAAAATATTTCATTGCATCTATATTTGCAAAGCTTCCATGAAGATCCCATCCAAAAAATCTGCCAACTTCATCAAGCAATTCATCTGGAGCTTGGTCAAAGCTACCGTATTCAACTCGTCTCAAATTAACCAATTGATTGATATACAATTTAATTCTATCAAAATGTCTTGCTAGAATCAGAGCAAAATTCTTAAAAGTATCTGATGATTCTTTATTCCCTTCTGAATATATTCCTGGAAACATTTTGAAAATCATACTTTCGTTGTTTCTATCGTAAAGTGCACCAGTCACCTGTGCTCCAACAACATAGTAAACAACATTTGGATCATATAGTGACAAGACAGGATCTGCAGATTCATTTACTAATGATCCAGATCCTCTAGATCCAGAGAAAAATGACTGTATTCTTCCATTTAATCTATGACCAGAATTATCACGTACTATTGATGCAACTGAGCTTGGTGTATTAAAAAAAGCATCATTAAATCGCCAAGCAGCTATTAACCCAGATTGAGCAAATATTTTTCTGTTGTATGTTCCACTTAAACTTGCTTTAGTTTTAGCAATTGACCAAGCACTTATATTGTCTAAACTTCCAGTAAATGGTCTAACAATTTTGCTTGCTATAGAACCAGATCCTATAAAAAATGATCCTGATACTAAATCATATCGTGTCCCAATAATTATATTAGATGAATCAGTTAATACTGGATATATACCAGCTGTTCCAATGTACATAGCAGTAGAACCAGTCAATGATGTTCTATCCACCGTTGCTGCAAAAAATGAAGGCATGCTTGTGGTAGTACCTGAGACTGTAACGGTTGTTGAGCCAGAAATTACTTGAAAAAATATAGATGAACCTGAAGTGAAAACAGAGTATCCATCAGATGACCCAACTTTTTGTTTTTGGAATATTACCTGTACATCATTTGATCCAGTTAAAGCTGGTACATCTATCCATCCCTGGATAGAGAATGATCCAGTTCCTGGACTTAAAAATGAAGTTTTAGAAACGCCATCTTGTATACCAAAGTCGTCAATTCTGACATATGAGCTTGAAATAGCTGGATTTAATCTTAAGTGACTTAATGTTGATGGCCACAGATTAAGAAAATACTGTTGATAGCCATCTAATGAATTTATAAACTGTTGTAGATCATCAACTGTACCACCAGCAGGATATGAATTTAGAATCTGATCAGCAGTAACTGTTGCATATGACTCAGCTGAATTAAATGTTACAAAGTTTGATAAATCTGAGTAATCAACTTTAAGCTGAACACTATCGGTACCCGTAGAAAGTGTACTGATAAGATCATTTTCAGAAGAAATATTTGAAAATGATGATGCATTTTGAGTTGTTACTCCTGCAGCACCACCAGCATTTAAGTTACCATCAAAAAGCTTGAATATCTCTGACAATTAAATCACCCTAAATCTAAAACCGCCATCTATTATTTGACGACGACCCTGCTCATTAACAAGGAAAATAACTCTGTATGCATTTCCAGCATGCAAATTATTCATGAATAATTTAAATGAATTACCATTTTCACCATAAGATAACTTGGTATGATTTTGTGATCCTGTACCAAATGGTATTACTCTTTCTCGTGTTGAATCATTTTCTATTGCATAATATGCTTGTTCAACAATGTATGGAGTAGATTTAAGTGATGCAGTCTGTACTACAGCAAGTGTATTTAGTTTTTTCCTGAACATGACTTCAAGTACTGCCACATCTTCAGGTAAATATTCATCTTGCATATTTCTAATGCGAGCTGTTAATGGTGATTGAACAAGTGATTGTACTGGACCAGCTGTGATTATTGAAAATGTTCCAGTATTAAATGCAAATGAACCAGAACCCCATGAATCATAAAAAATTGATCCGCTGTAAGGTCTTCCACTTGAAAATGTTCCAGTTGGCAATGAAAATGATGCACTATAAATACCAGTGCTTGTTCCACTCGATGCAGTCAAATATACTAAAACACCACTTGAATCAGAAATTGACACTGTCAAAAAATTACCAGGTAAATTTTGAAATGAGCCGCCAACTACGTCATATAAAAAAAGTGTTCCAGTACGGGCCCATTGCATATTAGCCCTATCATCTCTTAGAGAGTCATTTGCCCTAGCCTCAATATATGGAACTCTATCTGTATAAAATGAATTTCTTGAATAAAACTTTTTTTGATAATAATCAATATACACAGAATTTGATTCAATTGATGCTGTCATCATTAAACCAATTCCATTATTAGCAATAGTTCCAGAAAGCCATCCGTTTACTATTGGTGTAATATCAACTTCTACATCTTCTGTGCCTAAATCAAAATGTATTGATGCAGTTGGCGATGATAAATAATCACCACCGGGTGTAGTCCAAAATGAAGTAGATGTCCTCTTATCCCAATTTGCATACCCTTTATCAACAAGATCAATATCATTACCAGTTCCTTCATCCCATGCAGATGAAACTGGCTTTAATGTCATATCATAACTTGTTGGTTGAGTGCCACCATGGGTTTTATGATTCATTCTAAGATAAAATGTTAATCCAGCATATGGTAGATCGCCAGATGCAGTCAGCGCTGTAAATGCGCTCATATCAAATTGCATTAATATTCTGCTTAAGCTAGATGATCCAATCATTCCAGCTGCACCAGAAATTCCACTTCTTTTAAAAACGTCTAATTCTTCAGACAGCCCAACATTTGCCCCACTAAGCCTAGTGTAATTTGGATAACGAAAATCATTTGTTATCCATGTATCCTTAGTTGGGTATATTCTGAATATCATCGTGCTGACCCCACTATATCTTTATTAGGATATTTAACTTGAAAAATTGATTCATCTGGACAAATTAGCATTCCATCTCTAAGATTATTAGAAATATTAAACCTATCATTTGAATAGACTAAGCCATCAGTTATTCCCATTACATTTGTAAATGATAACTCATAAACTGAGACTACACCTAAAACATTGTTTAATACAGATATTACATCTGATACTATTATCTGCTGTCCTATCTGTGATCTATCTTGACTGAAATAATCAGCTAGAATGTTTGTGCAATTCAATAAAACCTCAGAGCGGTTTCGACCTGGAGACACTATAATTCCAAAGTGCACTCTTATATCTAAGATACTTGCATCTAAAATGTTAATTCCGTCAGTTAACATTTTAAATTTCTTAAGATATGTTATTAAATTAGATTTTAGTGTTGATGTTGCTAGAGATAAACTACCATTAGAATCTAGTGACAATATGTGAACATCATATGCATAGCGCCCAGAGTTTGATGGCTTTACAAAAACTTTCTCTGGACGACCAAACTTAGACGGTATTGAAAGTATTCTAGCTACAGCATCTTCTCTAGTAACGATACGACTCTGTGCAGCAAAGAAAGCTGCTGCATTTAATTTAATTTCTCTGATGGTTTCTTCTGGACCACCACCTGTCAATGAAACAGGATTTAGGCAACCAATAGATCCTTCTACATTTCCTTTTTTTAATGGATCTAGTCCAGTTGATGAGAATGATAAGTTTGCATTAGATGCTTGTCTTATACTTCTTGCTGGTGCATTTGTTTCATTTCCACCACCAACTCTGTATGTTACAGTAAGCGTTGTATTATGTGGAGATAAGCCAAGACTTCTAGTTTTAAGAAAATTCTGTGGATCTATAGAAAAGCTATTGAATGTTCTTCTTCCAGCAAGTGGTAAAGCATAACTTGCAACATTTGGAATGAGCTCATCATCAAAGCTTAATCCATCTCCAGACCCAAATATTAATGTTGATATACCAGAAATTATATCTCTATCTACAATAAATCTATATGGTGCTGCCAATAATTTCATTGTATACGGTACAGTATCAGAGTCACTATTGACATTTGTAGTAGATGTAAAAACCCAATCTTGTGCAAGATATTCAGTTTCTACCCATTCATTTCCAAGTGAATCAAATACACTTATAATCTCTATAACATCAACCTGTCCTAAATCAAGACGCCGAAATTGTTGAAAATCTGTTATTGTAAAATTCTCTGTTACAGTATTACCAGCAACAATATCTACAGATCTCTGTATAGCAAAAAATGTTGGTATTCCAGTAGTTGAATCAAATTGAGATCCTGTTACTGATCTTCCTATAGATGCTGTAAATGGAATGTCGTCCAAAGTTTCATAAACTTTTCCATTTGTACCAACAGCTTGAGATCCTTTTAAAAGTAATGGTGTATATGAATCATCTGGTACTACTTCACCAAATGAATTTACAGTAGCTGGAACTTGTATAGCCCAAAGTAATTTTCCAACAGAGGGCCGCTTTCCTTGCGGTCTATATCCTCTCATTTTTGCATTTGCTATAACATTTTTAAGTTGTGTAGCTGAGTCACCAGATTCATTGAATGCTTGATCAATATAGAAGTTTAGGCCGTCACCAACATAAGCACTCCATTCTAGAAATGCCATTCCAGGTGATGTCTCATTAAAATCTGTAAATGATCCACTTGCATATGCTTTAGAGAATGTTATTAAATCTCTTTTTAATGATTTAAAGTCTCTGTTTAAAAGACTGACAATCTTTTCACCGTTAGTATTAATTGCCATTTATTAACCTCATGCAATTGGAAACATTAGAAATAAGTTTATTGGAATATTTCCATATGTTAATTGCAATTCAATATTAAACCCAGGATCGGGAATTGATGCATCTTCTTCTGAAAGTGTGACAAATAGGCCGACAAGAGTTATAAATGGAAGCCATTGTGATAATTGGCTACTAATCCTATTTGCAATTTTTGCTTTGAGTGAATTTGTTTTGGGCTCAAACAAGTAATCTTGTAAGCTACAACCAAAATCTGCATGCATAACTCGTTCACCACGATTTGTAAGAAGCAATGACCTTACATTAGATTGCAATGCAGATACAACATCTGATGTTGGCTCAAGATATCCTAATGAGCTTGTAGATAATGCGAATGGAAATGTTACACTTATACTCAAGACTAACGTACGTAGGTGATAGCAAAAGCTGTCGCTAACATCAATTACCGTAATTTTGTAGTAACAGACAAATATGATGGTGCAGCTGACTCAAATGCAGAAATAATACCTGAAGTTAGTGATGTTGCAGTTACTGCTGTGGCCGCCGCTGCAACTATTGGAGGTATAACGCTGAGTGGTGGTGTTGCAGTTAGTGCTGTTATAGCAGTAGAGAGTGCGGTTAATGCTGCTGATATTGAATTATTAACTGCAGTTTCACCATTTCTGTATGCTGTCCCTAGTATTGCTGCTTGCATAGCACCAAAACCAAGTGAAATATCAGCACTTTCTATCGTTATTGATCCATCATTATTAATTAAAAAATATGAATCACCAATAGAAATTTTGATATCTGTTCTTGGAACTATTCTAATGCAATCTGCTCTCATTACAATAGCAGATTTTTCTTTATTCACTGTTCCAATTGAGAATGTTCCAGCTGCATTATCTGGATCATTCTTTGCAGATAAATATACTGTTGCACTATCATCAAATATTGATGGATCTGTTCCAACTCTTCCTGCTATTATGTGCACAGCACCACATTCTGTGCCACCGTGCGGTGAGTTTAGACTTCCATATCCACTCTCTACAGTCCCCAGGCGATCTCTTCCAAGTAATATGGTAGAGTTATTCGATCCAGCTATCAGATTATCTCCAGTGCGTCTAGTAAGTCTTGGGACATCTTCATAAACCATATCTGTTGACATATTAATCCTTGTCAAATAAGCTAGTTGGATTTAATGGTTGTGCAAGACCAGCGGCATCATCAGTTCTATTATACTGCGGTTCATTTGGCTCAAAAAAATCCATTGCAGAATGCGGGGATGATGGCTCTGTATATGAATCTACACCATGAAAGCTATTTGCAGAATCATGCCCAGATACTCTTGACAACCATAATCCGTGATTTGGACCTTCAAAAACAACATAAACATGCTCACCTGGTGATATTGGTGTTCCAATTTGATCTTGTGGAAACATAGGCCAAAATATTCTTAAATCATCATCATCAAGTAATCTGTCAGTTCCATCTGTTAGTATCCTTGCTTTAATGCTGTATCTTGGATTATTTGCACCAACTGTTGCAGCAAATTCCCTTGTTTTCCCATCTCTACCAACAAATTTTAGTGAGCCTTCACCAAGCTTATTTTCTAATCTGCCACCGTCTAAATCTACAGCAAGAACTGTTGCTCTTTGATAATGCTTTCCTAGAGTTTCTTCCCTAGCAGCTTTACCAACTAAATCGGCAAAAATAAGCTCTGGACGAACATACCATTCAACTCCCCTTTTCGACATTCTTTTGGAGCTCCTCAATTATTTTTTGTGATTCTTCACGTAGGTGTGAAAGTTTAATCCACTTAGGACCAATTTCACGAACAATCTGATCCATTTGAATCATAACTACGCGCAATCTTTCTTCCCTTTCAGTTGACATTAGTTAGAATCATCCTTTTCAGTAATGTCTGAAAATGGCATGCCGATTTCTTTGGCAATGTCATTCATTTCTGATGCTTCATCAGCATCAGTGTCAGTTTCTTTAGCAATTGCTTTAATCATAGATGCTCTAGTTTGCAACTGTTTAGTACTTGCATCCATCAATTTGGCAATATATTCAGCAATACCAGCCGGCTGGTCAGAATGTTCTTGCAACAATTTATCAATAAATTGTGTTAACCGCTCACGGTCTTCATTGATATCATTGATAAAGTTGTCTACTTCGTTATTAAGCTGTTCTTTCTTCTTCTTCTTTGCCACTATGAAACCTCTCTCGGAAAGTAGCATACAGGGTCTTTAATCTATTCATGTTATGGTTAACTTGTTTCATTGTTAATCCAGTCATTTCACGGATATAAAGAAATACTGCTTTCTTGTTATAAATACTAACAAGTTGAGGATTTTGCAAAAGAAAAACAATAGAATCTAAAACTTGTACCTCTTGCTTCTTTTTAAGAAGTGGTCTCCATTTGTCCATATCTCGAAAAAGCGATACCCAAAACTCTTTTTCTATTATTTGATCTTCATATGATGCAAGTATCAAAGATGGGTTAGATTTTACTATATCGTGGTCTATTCCATAAAAATTTTCAGACTGCTGTTTTAATCTTTTATTTTTATCACGAATTTTCCAGATAAACCAATTTTTAACAACTACATTAAAATAAGAAAAAGCTTTTTTCCCTCTTGTTGGATCAAATTTTGGCAATATTTCATATAAATTAGAAAGACATTCATTTTTAAGTGTATCTGGATCATCTATTCTCCAGAATCCATAAAGATAAATTTGACTTTCAATTAATTTCATCAATGCTGGCTTAACGTCAACTTCAAAAATCTTATTTTTGAGTGACATGTCGGCTTCATTTACATATTGAGCAATTTTTTCATCAACTTCAGGTCCAAAATACATTGGCATAGTTATGTGTTATTCCACTTCAGGTCTTGGCAATGCAAGCGGTTTGACCTGCTTGGGTGTCACACTAACTACAGAGTCTATTATAGACTCAAGAGACTTTAATGCTCGTAAGTTTCTTTTATGGAATGTTACTACTTCAGGATGATCTAATAATAAATCTCCAGAAGATAATTTTCTTAAATCAGATGAATAATTTTGCAATTCTGGGAGTATTTCTTGAAAAATATCATCGAATTGCAATAATCTTCTACCGCCACGAAATAACAGAACACCTGTTATAGTATTTGTTGCTATTAATAGTATTAATAAAAAATATAAAATCATTACTATGTTGCTCCTGATTTATCATACCCTTCAGCAGCCCAACCAAGGCCTTTAAGATGAAAGGTAGTACCAACAATCACATTGACCATTTCTACATTTCCATCGCAACCCTCAGCACAGCACATTGGACATGTTTCATCCTTAATAGACTTTAAAAGTTCTACTGTATCCTTACATTTTGGGCACTCAAAAACATAAACTGGCATATTATTTCCAAATATCTTGCAATGGCGCCGTTGGTGTAAGCAAGTTATCCTTGTCTGGTTCTAAATCAAGCTGCCTAAGCAAATCTGAAATATCAGCATTCTCAGTTAAGCCTTTACGAAGGGCTTCTATAATACAAATCAGTGCATCTTTAGAAAGTTTCATATAATTTCTTCTCTTCCAAGTAATTTAAGTGTTTTAGTATAATCTGCAATTGCAACACGTGGTTGTGTTACCACTGTCGCCGCTGCTGCATTTGCAAATTGCATAGCTGTATACATATCATCATTTTTAATAAGTGATGCAGCTAATCCAGCAATAAATGTATCACCGCAACCACACACATCTACATTTTCTACGGGATGTGCTTTAACATGAAATCTGTGAGTTGCATATTTTGAGTCATTAAGTTGGTCATGTATGAACAAGTACGCACCAAATTCTCCAGAAGTTACAATCAATGCTTGAAAATTACGCTCTGGTACAGCTTCAATAGCTGCAATATTACGATATTCATCATGATTTAATTTTGCAAGCAGCGTTTTGCCGCCAGATCCAAATATTGTTAAATCTTCCATCTTAGTGTCTATCAATAGCTTACCACGATGTTCTAATAACATTGCTAGGCATTCACTGTTAATAGTTTTTCCATTGTAATCAGATAATATTATAAGATCTGGATTACATTTTATAATATAATTTTTAAAAACTTCTGTAACTTGTATAGATTTATTTTCATCCACATGAAGTTTATTGTCAACTCTCAAGATCATTTCTTTTTTAAGAAGAAATCTTTCTTTGCATAATGGTTTACCTTCAATGCAATGTCCTGTATTAACTTTTCTTGAAGATTTAACTTTGATCTCATGTGCTAAATCATAATCTATTATTGATATTAAATCAACAATTGCATCACCTGCAAGGGCTGCTACATTTATCGCGACATTTGCAGCACCACCAGCTCTAATTTCCATTGAGGATTTAGTAATTGCTTTAACAGATTTATCATCTGGGCACATTTTGTTAAATGTGCATTCATGATAAATATCAGCAATTGCATCTCCTATTACTAAAATTCTCTTCACCTTGTATCACCAGCTATTCGTGTTGTAGACCAAGATGGAAGCATTTCGGTAGTAATAACCTCACTATTTTTCCATTTTACTACTGATTCTATTGGATATTCAGCTCCCTTTAAAACAGCAAATGGTTGAAAAACATCCATCAATCTTTGGACTGATTCTTCATCAAATAATACTACAGTAAATGGCCACTTTAGATAATTTAAAAGCTGTGATCTTGATTCTTGTGGTACAAGTGGTCTACTTGGACCCTTTATTTTTACAATAGATTCATCTGAGTTTAGTGCTACAATTGGCCTTAACTTCATTTTATAGGCCAATGTATCTAAATTGGCCAAAAGTCTTAAATGGCCTGGATGCAATATGTCAAAACATCCATTTGCAATTATAGTTTTGCCACAAATTTGATCTAGATTTAAAAACCATGGAACATGCCCACTAATAAAATCATCTAAATGTAATGTTTGACGCTCATTACTCATCTATCACCGCTCTGCCTTTTTGATCTTCCCAATCACGATCTTCTCTAATATCAAGATTACGTTCATGTAAAGAATTAAATAAATTCTTTCCAAATGCTTCTTTAGCCAACCCTAATTTATCAGAAATAAATGCTAAATTCTGTGTATCTTTAACAAAACAGTGTCCGCCATAACCTAAATTGCCATCTGGACCTGGAACATTCATATGACTAATTCCAATACGCTTGTCAAGTTGAGTAAGTATCTTCACATCATTATATTCGATACCAAGTTTCTTGCATATTAAATACAACTCATTAGATATCATTACGCGTGCTGTGAGATGAACATTTGTAGATAGCTTAACCATCTCAGCAACATCTGGATCACACTGGATGATCTGTACTGGACCATCTTTATGACCATTGTATGTATTCAGCTGCCTATCTGGCCAAACCCCCTCGAAGTACTTAAAGACAATTCTAGCATCATCCTCATCTCCTCCAAGAATTACTCTACTTGTAGTCTTAAAGTCATTTACAGCATTAGCCTCAGTTAAAAATTCAGGTGAAAATAGAATTCTAAGTGCAAACTTTTTTTGCATCTTGGCTGTAAATCCTGGTGGGACAGTACTTTTAATAATAACAATAAATTCACCAAGGTTGCGACCAAGATTTACAGCTGAATTTTGAATATCTTGGAGAACACTTTCTACAATATCTGTATGGCATTCACCAGATGACTTCATTGGAGTTGGAACAGCAACAAAAATTACTTCAGATTCAGATATAACTCTACTAATCTCAGGTACATGACGAACATTTTTATCATCAATATTTTGCAGTTTACCCTTATCAAATACTATAACTCTAGCAACATGCGGTCGAAACAATTCAACAACTGCATTGCCAATAAAGCCATAACCAATTTGACCAACAGTGGCATTTTCTATCTTAAAATTTTCAATAAAATCAGGAGAATTAATATCAATCATGCTACCTTGCTAAAAAATTTATAAAAACGTTTAGCTTGAACTTCCCAATTTTCACTAATTGCAAATGTTCTAGCGTTATATCCTATTTCACCACATCTACCAGATGTTACTGCGCGACTTATAATGTCTGGCCAATGTTCTATAGAATCAACAATGCCAGTTATACCATTTTCAATTAAATGAGATGGAGAACCCATGTTTGGCGGATATAAAACCATGCAACCAGCAGCTTGTGCCTGTCTATGGCATCTTGAAGATGGCTCTGGGAATGTTGAAGTATATGGTAGTATTCCGGCACTATTAAATAAGTCCCAAAGAATAGGTCCATTTCTAACTCCAGGCATGTGTTTAACACCTGGATGTTTTAAAAATGATGCAAATCTTGTAACAGACTCTGGTTTAACATAATCTGGATATGTTACAGTTAATCTAAATCTCCTATCTTTGGACCATAGCCTAAGGAAAGGATTAATGAGGGCATCAAGACCTCTACCTGGGTCTGAGGCCCATAATAAATGATATGGATCCTTACTAGTAGGCATGTATATATCAGTATCTACACCTAACGTAAGACCCTCATACAGATTTGATCTTGGAATATGAACTAATTCTCTAGCAACATTTTCTTTATGCCATGTTGGAAATACAAGGATGCCATCTAAATGTTTTGCATTCCATGCACTAATAACATTAAACTTCCATTCTTCTGAATAGGAGTGATCTTGTGATAAAATTACATTTCTGGCACGATCATCGTAAAATTCATCAAACCATTTGCGCCAATGAACTACTACATCAAGCTTATCAGTACCACTGATGTACTCATTTTCAGTGATACATTTAATTGATCCGCCAGAATCAAATGTTTCACAATATTCTACACTCTCTGTTGTAACTAATGTGACATCACACTTGCTGTATCTTGCATAGTAATATGGGATTTCCATATGGAATCTCACAAATGTTGGCCAATAACCATCTGGCATATCAGATGGAGGCCGTTTCATGCCAACAAATGCAACTTTAAGATTCACCACAAGTCACCCTTTGTATAACGTCTCTTAAAATTCCAATTCGCATATTGGTGCATTTCTTCTTCGCTAGCTGGGTCACCAAACCCAACAGCTCTGCATTGCATATCAAGCATTTCTTCAGTAAAACAAGTATAATGAAAATTGCCAGGATAATCTTGGCCACCGTACATTCTCATCATAGCTGCATGTGCTATTTCATCTGCTGATTGCTGACATGTTGGACATTTAGAAAGATTTTGATTTAAATGCGGTAGTGATGTATCCTGTGATATCATGTAACCACCATCTCTATTGCAAAGATAACCGCCAGTCTTGGTAAGAGCTGCTGTAAGATGCTGCACATCTGGAACTTGGATGACGACTGAGCCATCATCTTCAAGAATCCTATAGCATTCCATTAAGATTCTCTGTGTATTCTTATAAGGAAAATGTTCTAGAAAATCTAGCATTAATATTTCTTTTGTAGAATTATCTTCAAATGGCCATGGAAAATTTGATAAATCTGTTATTGTGACAGATGGGTGAGTACTTCGTATATCAACGTTAGTATAACCTTCTTTAATATCAAGACCGCAACCTAAATTTAAGCGCATTTACATTCCTCTATAAAAGATAGTAATTCAAGTGCTCGATGTTTTGGTTGATGAAACTGCATTATCTCTTCATATAGTGAAGTCGCAAGTAACTTTCTTAAGTCTGAATGATTTAACAGCATTCTAGCTTGCTTTATTAATCCGGCCTCATCCATAAACATTGTAAAATTTCTAACAATGTTTGATGGGTCTTTGTCACTCTCATCGTAATCATCTAAAATGTAATTTGATAGCAGACATGATCCAGCAAGTCCTGCCTCAAAATGACGGCATTGATACCCCCATCCTGTACCAAATTTCTGATGTGATACACCAGTATCAGTAGCATGATTAAGTGTTATTTTACTTCTACCATAAGCTTCAGCTAAAATTTTTGCATCATTCTGATCTGTTAATACAGATACATTGAACCCGTTATCAGATAGAATCTTAACCATTTTAACACGAGACTCATGATTTTTACCACCTGTAAATGATCCTATAAAAGAAAAATCAAACTCTCTTTTAGAATCATCATATGGAGTATTTGTATACAGCTCTGGGTCTGCAGTTAAAAGCATTTTTCTTGCAATTTTATAACTGTAATCATTCTTTGCAAGAATCGCTGCAGACTCATCAAATGTTAAAATAAAATCGCAATATTTGCGCATTGTGCATACCATTTTTTTGATATGTGGAAAACGGTAATCGTCTGGTTGATATAAAATTTTGGGGCCTTTGCATTGTTCTAGCTTGTCCCAACACCCTTCCATCCATTTAAATACAATTGTTGCATCAGCATCCTGGTCCCACTTTTGATTAGGAAAAGAAGTGTCAATTGGAATAACCTCAACTCCAAGAGATTCTAGTCCTTTTTTAAAAGCAATCTCAGTTCCAAATGGAGCATTTCTAATGAATGCACCAACCATATTTACTCGCATTTAATCACCTTTTTGCAAGCGCTTAGAATCAGTCTCTTCATGCAATGTACTAAATTCAAACAAGCGCAATGTACATGACCCAGAGTTTATAATCTGATGCGGTTGACCCGGTTCAATAAGAATAGATTCATTTTGATTTAAAATGACGTGATACTCTTTGGCAGTATCTGTATCAATAAATCTAATTGTAGCCTGACCTAATTCAACCCACATCGTTTCTTTTTTATTGAAATGAAAATGGAGTGATCCGCGTTTACCTACATCTACAAGTAATATCTTACCACAATACTCTGATAAATTTTCAATCCAAATTTCTTCGCCCCAACCACGTTGTTGATGATGTAAATCACTTTCGAGACGTTTTTTTACAATAGCCATGCATCAATATCTTTCTGAAAACCTTGAATAGATTCAACTGTCTTTGGATGTCTCAATATACTATCAAGAATAGATGCACTTGTTGTGACATAATCTACACCAGCATCAAAGCATTCTTCAATGTCTGTATCTTTTCTTATACTTCCGCATATAACTTTTGGTGCATGGGTTCCAGCACTTTGATTCCAAGAATAAAATTTAGCTAATTCATTTTGTGCTAATCTAGAAGCATCTCCACTAGATCTATCCTTGTGATAATCCTTCATCCTATTGTAAAAGAATGAAACAATATGTGCACCTGCATCTGCAGCCATCTTTGCCTGTAATGCTGTCATACATGCTGTTGCATTAACTCTTATAAACCCATTAGACAATGTATGAATTACTCGCATTGTTTCTGGCATCACTGGAATTTTAATATAAAGATCAACATATTTTGATAATAGACCCTGAAGCTTAGCAGCTTGAAGCAACATCTCATCAGGATCCAATGTTGTCACTTCAACACTAAGATGTTTTCTTGTGTCTAATTTATCCGCTATTTCTAGTAATAAGCTTTCATAACTTGTCTTAGATTCTTTAGCAACAAGTGATGGGTTTGTTGTTACTCCATGAGTACTAATGCTTTTTGAGAATCTTTCAATCTCACTTAGATTTGCTGAGTCTAATAATAATTTCATTAAATTGTTCGTCTTTCTCTGGAAGATTAGTACTAAATGTTGTGCATGCTAATGAAGCCCACTTGTTTGCAGCTTCTAGATTTTCTGTAACTGCCCATGCTGCAAGATATGCATCACCAGCTCCTAATGTATCAATAACCTTAACTTCAAAACCTTTTTGTTTTTCATCTGGTTTTACAGAATCAAGTGGTGTTATAATTTCAGAACCTTCTGGACCTAATTTTATATGCATAGATTCAAATTTAGCATCATCCCATGTCATTTGGCGAGCTTCAGTTAGGTTTACGAAAATAGATGTAGCACCTCCCCATGATTTAAAATCAGGTATAGATTGCGAAAGTTGTGCATCGACAAATAATTTAATTTTATTATTCTTGCAGTATTTAACTAATTCTTTAGATGTTTCTGAACTAAAGGTGCCATGCATATTATCACATGCAATTATCACATTAGGATTAAAACTGCGCACAGCAAGATCTAAAAATCCCATTATTCTATAAGATTCAACCTGCATATTTGGAGTGTGATTTATTTTAAATAATTTTTCATTTCCTAAATAATAACGTTGCTTAATAGTTTTTGATGTTATAGAAAGCCATGTCTGTTGAATTCTTAACTGTTCACTAATAGTAAGCTCATCAAATGTAACAGGTTCACCTGTATGGAATAAAATTACTTTAGCTCCTAGTCTAGAGCAATGCTTGGCAACATTTGCAGCTCCACCAGTTACTGTCTCTTTATAAATTTCTTTGTACGAAGGAACTTCTTCTATAGACTTGTTCGTTCGTTCAAGATGAACAATAGTATCATGAATTACATCACCAATTATCAGTATTCGATTCATTGATTCTTTTCTATATCTTGAAGTTTCTTCAATCTTGAATCATGCCGACCACCAGCAAAGTTCGTAGTCAAGAAAGCATTTACAATTTCATCCATCTGTGATAATGAATTTCTCCACTGACCAAGCACTAATACATTGCAGTTGTTATGTTCTCTCATTAGCTCTGCAGTAGCTCTATCTGTCGCAATACCAGCTCTAATACCATCAATCTTATTAGCAGCAATGCTCATTCCAGTACCCGTACCACATATTAGAATTCCAAAAGCACCAAATGTAAATGAATTTACAACATGATGACATACAGCTTGTGCAAAATCTGGATAATCTACCTTGCCTTGCGCTTCAGTTGGACCGCAATCTATCACATTGTAATTTAAATTTTGTAAACATTTAATAACGTATGCTCTAGCTGCATTGCCATTATGATCACTTGCGATGTATATTCTATTATTGGCCATATGAATTCTTATATCTCTGGTGCCAGCGGTTTACTTCATCACTTGATAATGGAGATGGACCAGCCATATTCCATACAAAATAATATTTTTTAGCAATTGCTTCTAAAGCAACAGCAAGTTTAACTGCGCTCATTGGATTGTTGTCATGTGAGCAAATAAGAACACCGTGCTGTCCAAGAAGAACAGCTTGCTCATTTTCTTCTAATACAAATTCACCCCACTTATCATAAGTTTGATGTTTTAAACAAGCTATTTCATGGCCAAAATAATCAGCATGCTCTGTACATAGTACAGGCAATGATAAGCCAGCAATTGCCATAGCTGTTGCATATGGTGAATGAGTATGACAAATTGATTTTACTTGTGGGTTAAGTTTATAAATCTTGCGGTGCTCAGATGAATCAACAGATTCTTTAAGGTGACCAACTTTAAATTCTATGTTTTCAACAGAAAGTAAAACAAGATCATTTACTGTAATGCTGCTGTATGACATACCAGATGGTTTAATATAAAAACCGTCTAGTCCATGGGCACCTCTAGATGAAATATTTCCATGAGTATCTTCAACAACATTCTGTTTTGCATCTAAAAATCTAAATGCTTCTATCATTTTGTGATGCATCTATTGTCCCCAAATAAAATTAACAAAGTCTTTTGCAATATCTATTGGGTCACTAGTACCAGATGAAAAATTATTACACTTATAATGAGTACATAATGGTGGATTTTTAATTTCTGATCCTTCAAATGCCATCATTGTATACACAGGAAGTCCTGCAGACGCTGCAACATGCATCATGCCAGTATCATTTCCAAAGTATGAACCGCACTTTTTGACAATATCAAATGATTGATTCAAATTAAAGTTCTTACACAAGAAAATCTTTGGATCTGCAATTCTGCTCATTATTGGGGCGCCGGCTTGAATCACATCCGCTATATTACCAGTTGAGATAAATCTAGTATTTGGTCGTAATATTCTAATAGTTTGTATGAATGTTACAAATCTTTCATTGCCCCAATGTTTTTGTGACCAAAAAGTATCTTTGTCACGCTTAAATCCAAGTCCAAGATAAACTAAATCTGGATCTCTTTCAGAAGAATCACCCAAAAATGATGAATCTGGTTGAAGTCCAGTAAAGCCAAGTTCAATTGCATTATCCATTTGATATTCAGCTTCGTGCTTTTTCCATGAACTCATACCAAGTGTAGGACAAAAGTCTGGCCTCGGTCTTGTGTCCATTACTCTTTTAGCATTGAAATGAATGCCATTTTTCCATCGCCCATCAAATGGAATTGCCATTATCGCGATGTCATAGTCTTCAGATAAAGGAACATTATCTAAATAAATTTTATTACTAAGTTTAGACAAAACATCAAAAGCACCACCATCATCAGGTGTTGAGCCTATTAGAATATCGACAGAGTCACCATTGGCACAGAACAGTGATGTCAATGCTTTAATTGCTGGTATTGCCATTACACAATTTCCTAAACCGAAGCATTTTCCATAAAGAATCTTCATATTGGCTTTCTACAACTGAATATTAAATCAGCAAATGAAAGCTGTATACTTTTATTTTTATAATTTGCTACGCTCATCCAAATTGGTGGTGGTGGATCTGCAGTCAATCCATCAATATGCATTTCTGCTCCATTGAATCTATTGAATAATTGCTTTAAATCATGAAAATTAAAGAATGCAACATGGCCACCATGATAAACTTCCTTATCACCTGATGTATGTGGAAAGATACCATCAACTACGAGTGACTGGATGTGTCTCCAATATTGGATATTTGGTGTATTAATAAGTACCATGCCTCCTGGTTTAAGGACTCTCAGACACTCTGTGGTGAACTTCTCTGGGTCAAGAATATGCTCAATAAAATCTAATGCAACAATTAAATCTATACTTTCATCTGGGCATTGAAGACCTTCACGATCAACGTTTGCACATATAAATTGATTACCTTTTGCAACTGCAGGATTTCTGCATTCATCAGTTATGTCTATAACATAACGAATATAAAATCTGTCTTTAAGTGCATATCCAAGATTTCCAATAGCACCACCAACATCCAATAGTACTCCGCCAGTTGGAAATGGAGAGTTTATTGCAGTGATTAAACCTACTGCACGATCAATTCTTCCATTACCGCCAGCATATGGTTCTACTTTTGTAGATTCATTCTTTCTCTTGGCAATATTATCATATAGTGATTTAAATGTATCACTCATCGTTTAACCATTTTAATACATTTGCCCATCGCTGCTTTACACTTAAATCATTAGTAGCATGCAAATGCCCACGCAGTGCAACAAATTCGCGATCCAACTCTAATTTTAAGTTGTGATTTATAAGAAAATCTAAATCACTCTCATCTTTGAAGTATTCGCAGTGTATTCCATTAACAAAATCTTCAGCCATACCTGGATCATCAATCTGCTGAGATAACATGAATGATCCAACATATGGAATTTCATAAGCTCGCATTGTCTTACCACGATCAGCTGCACCTCTAAGATTTAGACATATTTTTGAGCGTTGCATTATATTGAAATAACTTGCCTTAGACACAAACTGACCCATCGTGTCTGGAGTTCTCTCAAGCATTATGTGATTGTTTAAATGAGCCCAATTTTTCTCAATATGATCAATAAATCTTGCTCTATCTGGATGACTATTATAACCAATGAATGAAATATCAATATCTTTTACAGGAGCAACTTCTGGGCGATACCAATAATGATCAAAATTTGTTGACCATCCAATCCTAGCAACTTTAAATGGAAGATTTTTATATTCTTCATACCAGTTGTCTAAAAGCATTGCTTCAAAATTACTTCCATAAAGAGAGCGTACAAATTGTGGTGAGTGATTCCAAAACCTGTCATGACCTGCAACAACAATAACTTTTGCTTTAATTTTGTCAAGTCCTAATTCGCGATATTTTTGGAAACTTTCCATTCGTTCATCAAGCCAAATTCTTTCAATCTGATTTCTATTTTTAAGAATTTCTAATGTAACTAATTCTGTAGAGTTTGGAACAATGCTTTTTCTATCATCTTCAGTACTAAACCCAAGTGTGCGTCTTTCAAGCCCCCATGTAGAAAAATGTTTGCCATCTAAAACATCATGCCACTCCCGATGTTTATCACGATATGGCACATCTAGAACATTCAAGCCATTTTTATTAAGACCAGCAAACAAAAGGTCAAGTGACCAGTCGCCACCTTCTCTCATATCAATTACAATATTCCATTTATCAGTCATCAAAATCCTTAAACTTTTCTTTAGGAATCATTGATAGAAATTTTGCTAAATGCTGAAATCCTATATTGCATTCCCATGTCCAATGTAAAGTTAAAATGATATCTTTCTTTTCAGAGTTAGTCAATACTTCATGGCTTCCCATTTGAAACATCTCATCTGACCGACCATATTCATGCGGTTTTACACTATTGAGTTCACTTAAAATGTTCTGAGTTCTTACGACTAAATCTGTTTCTGGTCCAGTTGTAAATTGCTCAAATCTAGCATTCCGTAATATATTGGTTGTTCTAAAATCAATAACATTTCTTGGTGGCATGTATATTGAAACTTCTCTACCAATACCAATTTCAAGTGCTATCCTATGTTCGACAAGTGTATTTGCTATTCCAGCAGATGTCAACCATGATTCAAATTGATTGCCGCCATTTCTGTCTAATCTAGTTTCATCGTGATCTGTTCCATGCATACCAACAACTGCATCAACTTCATTTCTAAGAAACAATATATCATTAACAGAACATCTTCCAGGTATAACTCCAAGTAGATATCTCTTATATCCAATTCCGTCACTTAGAATTTTATGAAATTCGCGGAATGAATCTAATGTATGCTGCGGTTCACCACGAGTCTGTGGGAAATCATCAACTCTTACTCTTATCATAGAAGATGTTCCTTTAATATTGGAAATACAAATTGCGGAAATATCGCTTCTGGAAGTAGGTGAACACCATCAGCGCACACATACTCAGGCCTTACTAAACCATCTATTCCTTCTAACTCATTACCTGGAGTTATTGTTATTACTCTTGGAGAATGAAACTGTAATATAAATGGTAATAATTCTTCAATTACACGATGTAATTTATGCTTTTGCAGTTCTGGCTGAGCCGTATTATATCTAAATCCATAATATACAAAAACTTTATTTCTGACTCGCCCATTTAAAAGCTGTTCATCAATAAATTTTCTATACCCATTTAATAACTGTAATACTGCAGATATATTTATTTTGCCATTAAGATAATATCTCTGCCAATGATATCTTACATCTACTTCACCAAATACTAAACCAACATTTTCTACACCGCCAACTGCATCTATTGTATTAAGAATTCTTAATCTTGCTTTGTGTGTAGTCTCTTCTTTTTGAAGACCCCACATTGTTGCACCAGATAATTCATTTGCTGTAGTATCTAAAGTTACAATCCCATCTTGTTCATGACAAATATATGGATCTCCATGATTTGTAAATGGAAAAAATAATCTCCAATGACTATCACCAAAGATAAACACTTCATGTGGCATTAGTTATCTCCTCAATATATGAATGCCAATTTTCATTAAATTTTGTGATGCTAAGTTCTTTAACCGCAAGTTCTCTAGCATAATCACCCATAAGTTTTTTATTTATACTCATTCCATACCACTTGCATAAAATTGACTCATGCAATTTTAAAACCTCTTCACATGCTCTTAAAGTTCTTTTTGGCTCACGAAAACCAGAACCATCCTCATGCACAGATAATATTTCACCAATAGATCTTGATGTTTGTGTTCTTAAAAATTTCCACAAAAATCCAACTGCATATCCAACAACTGGTACTCCACAAGAAAGTGCTTCTGCAATAAACATTGAATTACCTTCATACCCAGATGGATGAACAACTAAATCTGCTTGTGCAAGTACTTCTGACTTTGACCATGGTCGATCACTAAAAAATGAAAATCTTTGGTAAGCATCATCTAAACTCATTACATCAGCATCAAGTGATTTCTTAAGAAGCTCAATATGATCCCAGCCCTTGTTTATATTTCCTCTATCATTTACACCATGGATCACAAGTTTACGATTTAGATATGATGATTTATATTCCATTGGTTTATAAATGTTTGTATCTACGCCGTTATTAATAACTCTATCAACAGTAAAACCCCATTGCAGCTTCATTTCATTTGCAATAAAATCTGAAACTGCTGTAATGTGCTTCCCGAGACTTGTCCACCGTTTTCTAAAGGAAACTTGTGCTGCATGGTGCTGTGGCATGTCTGGTTCTTTACCAGCAAGAACATCTTCATGAGTAAGATGCGACCAGATACCATGGCTGTGGCTAATAGCAAATGGTAGATGTTCCAAGCCTAATGACCAGAAGCCATCAGCAATCACTACGTCATCTGAGGTGATATGTTTAGACTTCACTAAGTACTCATTAAGCATTCTGACCCGATCCCACTCAGTTAAGTTCCTAGCATCTGCATCTGCTTGCCATGGATAATCTGTCCAACAAAAATGAATGCACTCACGATCAGGAAATGCTGCATGCAAATCACGATTAAACTTTGGAACTCCGCCACCAGCATTTAATCCAGTATATGAGATTGTTACAATTCTACGCATTGCCACCGTCCACCAGTATTAATTAAACAGTACCAGACGCTACCATTTGCACTTCTGCAATGCCAGTAATCAATGTTTATTGGTTGGCAATATGGAGGTGATGGACTAACAATATCAAGTGGTCGCTCATTTAAAACACAACTACATAGCAATGCTAATAAAATTGTTTTAACCATTTTTTACCTTTTCTTTATCAGAATCACTCTCTGGCATCTCACGGCCATCTTTAAGCCAAGTGCTTTGTGCAAATCCAGCATGCTGAACAAGACCTGGCATTACTAAACACGTGCGACCAGTTTTACAAACAGAATTTTCATGATTACGAATCAACCACCAATCAACTCCGCTACCCATGCCATCATTTGGTTTCGCACGATGCTTGCCAGTTTCAGGATCAAATGGTGGAATTGGCATTAAGCTTTCCCAATATTCTCTTGCTCCCATCATTTGAGCTGCACGAATCCAATCTTTTAAAATGATACCATTTCCAAGATCTTTTTTCATTTGATGTTCAATGCATTCAACGCCAGATGCAAATCCAAGCTTATATTGTAGTCCATAAGCTCTAAATTTAGAAGCGAGAATAGCTAGCCAGTTTGGACTATAAATCAAATCATCTTGACACATCACCACATATGGTGCAACCTTAGATTGATCACCATGTGTTGGATGAGAATACCAATCATTAACAGACTTAATATGCGCAATAGCTTGATTGATTGTTGGGCCTAGTCCAACATTTTCCACTGACCGTAGAATATAATCTGCTCTAGTTTGTAATCCACGCAGTCTATTTGCATCAGTAGCTAATTTATACGTTGAACCAAATTCTTGATCATGCCAACTAACACCCTCAGTGTGTCCATCAAAACACAGCGTTAACCTAAACTGACTCCTGTCAGTATTTGTGAATAATGAATCTAATGAACGAACCGACAATGGAATTCTATCCATAGTCGGTTTAATAGTTACAAATATATCTGCTATTAAGTTACCCACAATGATAACTTATCACAATTAATTCGAGTCTAGGTCACCATCATCATACAGTGGTGCAAGAATTTCATCTTTAGCAACTGCATTTTTAATAATAGCATTATGCTCGCTAGTTGCATTTTCTGCATATTTGAAGCGATGATCTAAACCATTTCTGTATCTAGAAAGTCTTTCTTCTTCTTTCCAAACTTTTACATCAGCTGATTCTTCTTTATGCTTTATCCCAGCAAGCATTTTCATCCTAGCTGTAACTTCATCAAAATTTCTTGCCTGTTTGCGACTAACCCACAATGCATAATACATAATTATAAATTTATTTGCAATAA